GGATCATTGTTTACAGATAAAGTAAAAACAGGCAATGGTCAAACAGTTGGTGAACGAAACAGAGCTAATCTCCATGCCATGTTAGATGCATGGATTGACAAAGAAGAATGGGTGCAACAATGACTAAAGATGAAATGATTGAGTTGGCTAAACAAGCGGGATGGCAATATGCTCATGGTGAAAGTGGATATGAGGCTTTGTGGGCATTTGGAGAATTAGTAGCAGAAAAAGAAGTTGAAGAAGCAAACCATATCATTTTTAAAAGTTGCATCAATTTGGCTCATTGGAAAAGATCAGCGATGCGTTATTTGAAACGCAATGCGCCAATGTTGCATCACCAAGCCGTAACAGAATTTAATGAACATCCTGATGGAAGGGGGAAAGAATGATTAATGAACTACCAACTGCATTTCCTTGGACGCATAAAGACATTACTTGTACAGGTATGACATTGCGTGATTACTTTGCGGCAAAGGCTATGCAAGCAATTATTGGTAGAGAAGACAACAGATTTACAACAACTCTTGAGTTTGTGGGTGGTAAGGCTTACCAGTATGCAGACGCAATGATAAAAGCAAGGGGACAAGAATGAAAACCAAAGAAGAAATTCAAGATGAACTTATTGAGTTATATGGTGCAAACAAAGCGTTAGGAGAAGCATCAACTCGTTTGCATCAACAACAGATAGAAATCACAAAGAGACTATACGCTTTAAACCATATGTTGGGAGCAATGAAAGAAGAAGACAAAGATGACTAAAGATGAAACATTGAAACTGGCGCTTGATGCGTTGGAGGGTTTTATACCTTATTTGCCATTGAAAGATGAAGCGCAATGTAATCGTTACGACAAAGCCATTACTGCACTACGTCTTGTTATTGATGTGCAAAACATGGCATCTAAATCTACTTATAAAGAACAACTAGAAACAAAAGATGAGCCTGTGGGATGGATAGATAGTAAAGGCTACATGATTTGTGTAAAGACAGATGAATCTTGCAGACCTCTTTACACCACACCACAACGCACATGGGTAGGACTTACGGATGAGGAAAAGGCGCAATTTGTTGTTGCGTATTACCCATCAAACTGGGATAGAAAAACGGCAGTATCTTTAATGAACGACTACGAAAAATATCTCAAGGAGAAAAATCATGTTTAAGTTTTGTTGCGAAGATTGTGGCGAATGTTGGTATGTAGGCAATCCAAGAACTTGCAAATGCCCTAATGAAGAACTACAACAACCAAAACAAAAGCAAGTTAAGCCTGTGCCGTGGGAGCAATTCCACGAACACATGGCGGGGCCAAATTATGTTGCACCACAACGCACATGGGTAGGACTGACGGATGATGAATTTAATGAACTTTACGATAAATATGTTCCAGAATCTTGCTACGCATTGTTAATTGAAAAAGTAGAAGCCAAGCTGAAGGATAAGAACACATGAGATTAAGAATCGAAGAAATAATTTACTCAATACTTGTTGTCATCGTCATGTGTTTTCTAGCATTGGCTATGGCATATGGGTTGTGGTTAGGTTTTGGCCCAAGTGAAGATGAGCTTGAAAGAAGCCACGCCATGCAAGTCATTCAAGAGGTGGATGGGTGCAAAGTCTACAGGTTTTACGATGGTGATTACCACTATGTGACTCGGTGCGGTGAGAAGGTGACAACACAGAAGAACTGGGATGAGTATTGCGGTAAAGCTTGCATCAGGCATAGAACAGAAGACATTACAACGGAGGATAACAGATGAACACAAAAGAAGCCACGGAATTGTTGCAACGAATTTTTGCGGTGAACGAACAGATTGTTAAACAAAACCATGAAATTTTGTTGGTGTTGACAACCCCACACATAACTCAAGATACAAGCAAAAATTGGAAAGCATTGACTGCTGATGAAGTTAAAACAATTGTAGCTAACGCACAATCAATTGAGTGGGCTGTGTTGATGGCTGACTCAACTATTAAGGTGAAGAACACATGAAACAACCGATGTGGGACAGTAAGTCTGTCAAAGCCTATGAGACTGGCCAAGGCGTGGAGTTGGTCAATAAACCATATCCACATTACATACCAAAAGGAGAAGAAACCATGAGGCCATGTCCTAGTTGTGGAGGTGACTGCGGACACACCAAGAAAAAAGGATGTCAATACAAATCACCAAACGAATTCAATCCAGACTGGGATGGATTTAAAGATATGGTTGAGGAAATTCAAAGGTTGGCAAAACGCGTTGAGGAGTTAGAAACGAAAAAATGGGTTGGGTTGACTGATGAAGAAATAGAAAAAATTTACATGGATACTATGAATTTTCAAAAAATGGGAAGGGCTTTGGAAGACAAGCTGAAGGAGCGCAATACATGAACGAATATTGGTTTCAACTGATTACAAATCTAGTGTTGATTGCTGCCATCATTTATTTGATTATGAATGATCACTACTGGTTTGCATTTTTTTTATTTTTGGGATTAAGGGTTATGGGAGAGAAAGATGAAAACACCTGAAGACGAAGAGTTCGAGCGCATCGAGCGTGATCAAAAGAGAATCATAGAAACACAACAGGCGTTGCGGGATGAGCTGAAGCTGGCCAGCAAAGCCTTTGATGTCGCATATGAGAACTACAAGCGTAACGAAGTATTAGACGAGGTGGCCCAAGAAATCGAGAAATTCAAAGGTTTTGGTGAAGACACCATTGCATCGTTCACTGTTTACATTCGAGGCATGAAGAAATGATCAAAAATCCACCATCAAGAGAATTTTGTTTGTCCGTAGCAAAAAACACATTTGAGAGCCAAGACATATTTGGAGAGAAATATTGGAATTGGCTCTTCATGTGGGGATGGTATGAACACTGGGTAGAAAACTATTGGTATAATGATTAACAAAAGATTAAGTTAACAACAAGTAAATGATCGAACAAATCAAGACGTACAACGCCAAGATGAGGGGACAAGTACGCAATCGGAAACTCGAAGTTGTAATTGATTTTATTTACAAATGTACCGATTGTGGTACAATATGGAGAACTAAAGATGACACAAAAGCTCACGACTGCCAAGGCAAAGACTCCTGCGACCAAGGCACCCAAAGAAAAAAAAGAGATTAAGTCTGTTCTGAATCCAAGACAAACTACCATCAAGGCAAACAAAGCTCAGCCATTGAACGTAAAGCCAAAGACACCAACACAAGAAGAGGTCAACGACTTAGAGTGGATGAACTGGGTAGAGTACGCACAAGCAAGACTCAAATACCTAGAGAACAAACTAGCGATAGCTGACGAAACTATCAAAGCCCAAAAAGCAAATATCGACAGGCTCAACAGAAGAGTCATGCAGGGCTGATACTTTTAGGTTAAACTCCTGATCAGCATAAGACTTTCAAAGGATAGGGAATGCCTGATACAAAACAAGTAACGCCAAACCCAGTTGGTAGACCTACTAAATACAACCTAGAGATTGCTGTAGACATCTGCACCCAAATAGCAGAAGGCAACTCACTCAATAGCATTTGTAAGAAAGAAGACTTACCTACAATCAAAACAGTGTATAACTGGATGATAAAGTATCCAGATTTTTTACATATGTACGAGAAAGCGAAGGAAGATCAGGCAGATACATTAGCAGATGAGATCATGGATATTGCTGATGAAATACCTGAAAAGATCATCTTGAGGGGTGAAGGTGATAAGAGGGAAGAGGAGCGTTCAATCGATCCTAGTGGCATTCAAAGGAACAGGTTGAGGGTAGATGCTAGGAAGTGGATTGCAAGCAAGCTGAAGCCTCGTAAGTATGGTGATAGAGCCATTGTGACTGGCGAGAATGGTGAAGACATACAGATCAACATCAAGGTCCAAGCCAAAGAGCTGATGGACCAAGTTTTGCAGAACATTGAACTAAAGTCTTAATATGAGTGATGCGTTCGCATTGCTGAAGGACCCAAAGGTGAAGGAAGCCTTTGATGTCTTAGATCCAACTGACCAGATAGCTTATGCGAGAAGGCTCCAGTGGATACAGAAACAGCACAGGCATCAGAAGTTGCCACAAGGGGATTGGTGGAACTTTTGGCTCCTTTTGGCAGGTAGAGGTGCCGGGAAGACGAGGACTGCGGCAGAGCAGATCTGGTGGTGGGCATGGCAAGAACCGAACTCACGCTGGCTGTGTGCTGGACCAACTTCTGCGGACGTTCGGGGAACTATGTTTGAAGGCGAGAGCGGACTCATTGCCTGCATTCCTGAGCAAATCATTTCTGACTACAACAGGGCGTACAGCGAGATCAAGCTGATCAATGGATCGCTGATCAAGGGAGTGCCAGCGTCAGAGCCTGAGCGTTTTCGTGGAGGGCAGTATCATGGGGCGTGGTTGGATGAGTTGGCCGCATGGGACTACCTCCAAGAAGCCTACGACCAAGTCATGTTCTCAGTCCGTTTAGGTGAACGCACTAGGATCATAGCTACCACTACCCCAAGGCCCAAAGACCTCATCGTGGAGCTTGTAGGCAGGGATGGTGACGATGTGAAGGTCACCACAGCCTCTACCTACGACAACATCAAAAACTTGAGCCCATCGTTCCAAAAGCAGATTCTGCAGTACGAGGGGACAAAGCTTGGGAAACAGGAAATCTACGCTGAGATTCTGGACCCCGAGGACACTGGCATCATCAAGCGTTCTATGTTCAGGCTATGGCCTAACAGCAAGGAGTTCCCTAAGTTCGAGTTCATTGTCCAGTCTTATGACTGTGCCTATACAGATAAGACGATAAACGATCCAACAGCCTCGATAACCTTTGGTTGCTTTCGCCCTACAGATGGTCCAATGAGCGTGATGGTGATCGACTGCTGGCAAGATCGCTTACAGTATCCTGACTTGCGTCCCAAAGTTAAAGAGGAGTTTGAGGTTGTGTTTGGGGATGGCAGGGAGAAGAAGAGGGTGGACTTGATTCTGATTGAGGACAAGTCAGCAGGGATTTCCCTGATACAAGACCTTCAACGAGCACATTTGCCTGTACGGGCGTACAACCCGGGGCGTGCAGACAAGACCCAAAGGCTCAACATCGTCTCCAACATCATCGCCATGGGCAGAGTCTGGATACCTGAGAGCAGTAAGACCAAGGGCTTCGTCAAAGACTGGGCAGAGGGCATGGTCAGCCAAGTCTGTAGCTTTCCTGAGTCAGCTCATGATGACTTTGTGGATGCCATGACTCAAGCTCTGAGATATCTGAGGGATTCAGGCTGGTTAGACATTGATGGACCAGCTCCAGAGGCATGGGACATGGATGACTATGTGGACTCAGGTATGCCAAGAAACAAAGGCAACCCTTATGCTCAGTAGACCCACAGCCAAAAGGTTGGCATAATGGCAGACATCGCAGTGGGGGATAATCATGCCTGATGACAACAGTACGGGAGCATCGTTTGGTGTCTTCCCACAGATGAAGCCAACAAGATCGTTTCAAGATCCTGAGGCTTCTAAAGATATGCCAGTCCAGATGGTTCGTGGAGCTGTAAAGACTGGATTGGGTTTGCCTGCTGACCTAGTTCAGATGGCCTCAGACATATACACATCTGCACGCTCACCAAGACTAGATGAGTTGGTCACTGGCAAAAAAGCACCAGAAATTCCATTGACTTCAGATTGGTGGGAGCAGAAGCTTCCCCTGAAGGCAACCTCACCTGAAGGCAGGTTTGCAAGCACATTAGGTGAATACTCGCCATTCAACCCCTTGATGGAAGCTGTGCCTAAAGCCATTGGTAAAGGTGCTTCAATAGCTGGACAGGGCTTGAGCGAGGCTATGATGGGCCAAGGCCCTGACTGGCTTAAAGCCATGGTACCTCAACCATTGGGAATTAATGCCCCATATAGAAGGCAAGCTGGAGAGCAAGCAAGCCACTATATAGCCAGTAGCCCACAGACAAAACTGTCAGAAGCCCTTGGCAACCTCAATGTTGAGGGAAAAGGTAGACTAATTACTACACAGTCAGACAGAACAAAGGTTGGTGGTGGCAACATTGGTGGAGCTTCTTTTCCAGCCATAAGCCAAGTTGACCCTGAGTATTCTGGAAAAGTGTGGGGTGTAATGGATGAGGGTACAGCTAGTCGTTTATTAAACCTAAATGATGAGAACGCAATCTACACAACAATGCTTGGTTCTGCTGACCAACATAAATCAAATCCAGTTGTTTTTGATCAATTAAAAAGAGAATTCTTAAAAAACCTGAAGGCAGGAAAAATGAGTCCTGAGCTTGAGGACAAATTTAATAAAAACCTTCAATTGTTCTTAGGACCTGATGCAAACATCAAAGACCCACATATTTGGAAGCTTATCGATACATTTGAAAAGCGAGGCTTGGTGGCTGACCTGATAATGGGTAAAAGTCCGTTTGAACCCAAAAAGGGTGGCATTTCCATGGGTGGGGAGAAGAGTGGCAAGGGTGTTATCTTCAAGCCTTCAGATATTCTTAGAGCAGAGTCTGAGCCAAACTTGTTGCATCCAGAGCATGGTGGTGAGATACCCACATATGCCATTGGGCCAAGGATGTTTAGGTTAAGTGGGGACACGAGCTATAGGCCTGACCTGCACCCCGGCTTTCCAACACTGCTCCATGGCGAAGACTTGAACCAAAACTTTGTCCCTGTTGAGACTGAAATTGCTTTACCTGATTGGCACCAACGATTTAAAGAGCACGTTCAGGCTCAAAATAAAATCAATGAAGCAGAAGGTAAAAAGATTAGAACTGCACCTGCAGGCTACTATGATCTTGCCCTTGGCATCAAAGGTGAAGGCTTGCCTAGTCAAGACATTACTGAAAAGTATCTTACTTGGCTACAACGCCATGGAAAGAAAAAAGGTGGGTCTGTCCATATGTCTGACAATCTAGACACTCAGTGGGCTGAGACAGCTTTTGCAGGTGGAGGCAAGGTAGGACTAGCAGAAGACGCTGTAAGCCTCATTAAAAACATTATGGAAGGTCTAGGCACCAAGGAAGTCTCTAAGGCTGAGGCTGAGGCTAACAAAGCCAAATTCCTTGAGCCAAGCAAAGAAAAAAACGTAATGTATCACGGAACTTTTTCTGATTTTAATCAATTTAAACCAAGTCAAAGGGGAGCAATTTTTGTTTCACCTAAAACTGATTTTGTTAATCATTATATTGGAATGTATAAGAGCGATGAAGCAAACAAGCCACATATTATGCCAGTCCATGTAAATGTACAAAATCCATTTGATTACGAAAATCCATTACATCTATCTAACTTGTATGATGAATATGCACAAGTTAAAGGAAAACCGTTACCAGAAAAAACAAAACAACAAATATCTGAAGGTCATTGGTATGAATTGGAAAATCCAGAAGTAATGAACTTAATCAAGAGTCTTGGACACGATTCAATGTATCTGACCGAACACAATGATCAAAATGAATTGGTTAAAAATTTGGGTGTGTTTGATCCCACACAAATTAAATCAGCTATTGGTAACCAAGGCACATACGATGTAACCAACCCTGACATCACTAAGAAGCGTGGTGGCCCTGTACACATGGCAGGTGGAGGCGAGTTTGGTGCAATCAAGTCTATGCTGGCAGAAGCTCCTGAGTTAGCCCATACCATTCGTGGATTGTTTACCAAAGAAGCTCCAGATCTCAATGACTTGATTGAAAAGATCAAAACATCTGATCGTCAGCCAGTGATACCTATGCCTAATCGTTGGTTCACCAATCCTGAGGAAAACCCACAAGTACAGACTTTGGTTGAAAAAGTCTTGAATGCTAATAACATGAAGCGTGAGGACTTTCACTCTGGTGCCTTCATAGATCCTAAGACTGGACTCATACTAGACAATCAAATCCACAAAGATGTGGGTGTTGCCATTGATCCACTCACCAATAGACCCATCATGACAACTGGTGGAGTCACTGGCATGGAGTCTTTGCCTAAGGGTCAGGGATCGTTTACCAACTCTAACTTGCTCAAGCAAGGAAAGTACAAGCCAGTTGGTGGTGACTCAATCCTCAATGACCTTGGATTCATCGCAACAGTTGACAAGGCAGGTATGGGCCATGCGTATGGTTTAGGAACTGATTACGCCTCACCTGTTCTATTGAACAACCTTGGAACAGGTTCTAACCCTACTTTGCGTCCCAGAAGCGTTGGTGACGTATTTGGTATTGGTGACGTTGTTGGTCAAATGCAGATCAACAGGAATGGTCCAGTGCACGATGTATATGAAAAGCTATTAGTTGCACCCAAAGGTTCTGACGTTCAGGGTGTAAAACTCAGCAAGAAAAAAGGTGGAAAAGTGACTAAACACATCATTGATGGTCATGAAGTCCACGTTCACGAGAGGATGTTGTAATGCCTAAAGTTAAACCATTATTCTCAGCTCTTGAACAGGCTGTAGAGTCATTAAATAGAAATAAAGGGACAGGGCAAGCATTCATCAATGACTTGCTCAAAAACCCTGCTGTAAAGCCTGCAGAGCTTGCTGACCGTGGAATAGATACTACCTTGAAGGCTATGCCTCAGGTAGACAAACCAACCCTCAAGAAGATTGTTCAGAGTAAGCCAGCACCTCAGATCAAGCAAAAGACCTTGGGTGCACCTGATTACAGGGACTTAGATAAGCAAGAGCACTCTTATCTATCTTCTCTTGAAGATCATTTTGATCGTGTTGGAATAGATAATATAGACCCACATGATTATGCAGAGTTAATGGAGTTGCAGAACATCAGGGACAAAAGCACTTTTGATACTTTGAGTGACGAGCAATCTAAGATTTATAAGCAGATAAATAAAGCTAGAGATGCTGGAAACATGAGCAAGGTAAAAATGCTCAAACAAGATGTTGACCACCTAGACAATAGGATTGAACATCTTGATAACATGAAGATTGTGTCTCCCTACCACGAAGGCTTGACCATACCGAATGGTGAAAACTATCGTGAGATGCTGTTGACTTTACCTAACGGTGGGTTTGGGGGCGTATCAGCACACTTTGGTGGTGAGCCTAACATCATTGCAAGTATGCGTTTAAAGGACCGTTTAGGTCCCAATGGTGAGAAGGTATTGCACCTTGAAGAATTGCAGTCTGATTGGCATCAACAAGGGCGTGAGCATGGGTATAAAGAAGGTGATAATTCTGCAACTATTTCAGAAATAAAAAAACAAATAGAAAATGGATCAAAAGAATTTCAAGATTTAACATTAAAAATTTTTAATGCTAAAAGTGATGAAGAAAAAGCATTATTATTGGCTCAACAAAAAGAAATTGGAAATAATCAACAAAAATTAAAACAAGCATTTGATAAAGAAGAAGTTAAAAATACTAAAGGAGTACCTGACGCCCCATTTAAAAAGAACTGGGAGGAGCTTGCACTGAAGCACCTTGTGAACCATGCAGTGGAAAATGGGTATGACAAGATTGCTGTAACGCCCGGCGCTGTACAAGCTGACCGCTTTAGCCTAGCAAAATATATCAATGATGTTCAATATGATCCAAAAATTAAACATTTAACTGCCCAAGGTAAAAATGGCGAGGCAATAAATAAAATAGTAGAGCCAAACGAATTGTCCGATTATGTTGGAAAAGAAGTTGCAAATAATCTTTTGCAAACAGAATTAAACCAAGGCAGACACAAGCTATCTGGCCTCGATTTGCAAACTGGTGGTGAAGGCATGAAAGCCGCTTATGACCAGCGCATCCCTAACATTCTCAATAAGCTTGGCAAACCGTTTGGTGCACAGACCGAAATGAATGCCATGCCTGTTGAAACAGGAAAACAAGTTATGGTACCTGACAATGCAGGGTTGGGGATGATTAGTTCTGGTCAGCCAGAAACTGCAAATCTTCATACTTTTGACATAACACCTGAAATGAAACAGCAGGTACAAACTGAAGGCTTCCCCATGTACAAAAAAGGTGGGAAGGTTAAGTTTAATGAGGGTGGCTACAACGAGCTACCAGACACAGATCTAAGAATTGATCCTAGAATGTTTGTCCAAAAGATGGGTGATAACTCTATGGCAGATATGTCTTTGAATGTGCCTATGCGTGATGTTGACCTTGGTGCAGGCATAAGCTCCATGGCTCCTCCATCGCAGAACATCCAATCTGGTAACGTCAGCCAATACCACACACCATATCTCCAAGCAGGAACTAACGTTGGTGGCGTTAGACTGTCAGGCAGAATGATGGAACCAGCTCCCAACGTGACCAATACAAATCTGATGGCTAACGTGCCTGTTGGTTCTGGACAGTTAGGCTTGGGCGTTATGAACACTAAGACACCCTACATGAACGAGCTTTCCAATGCTAACCTTAACTACAATATGCCAGTAGGCAGAGGTAGGCTGAATGCAAATGTAAACAGAAATTTGCAGAACAAACAAAACCAAGTCAATGTCAATTACACGCTCCCATTCAAAAAGGGTGGCAAAGTCTATATTAGTGATAACCCTGATACGCAATGGGCTGAACTAGAGTTTAAAAGGAAATAATCATGGCAACACAAATGCCTATTGAGCAAGACTACAACCGTTATATCGATGGAATGTCAGAGCCTGATGAGGATGGCAACATCGAGGTTGATTTGCCTGATGACGATTCAGATGTGATTGAACAGCCAGATGGTTCAGCCATTGTGGTGATGAATGACTTTGAAGGTCCTATGGAGGATGCAGACTTCTACCAGAACTTGGCTGAGGAGTTTGACCCATATGACTTGAATGCTGTGGCGATGCGTTACTTGGACTTGATCAAGAATGATAAGACGAGCAGGGAAGAGAGAGACAAGAAGTATGAAGAGGGGCTGAAGAGGACTGGGCTGGGGAATGATGCCCCCGGGGGTGCAAACTTCATGGGTGCCAGCAAAGTTGTCCACCCTGTCATGGCAGAAGCCTGCGTAGACTTTGCCTCAAGAGCCATCAAAGAGATGTTCCCACCTGATGGCCCAACCCGTACCAAGATTCTCGGTGATGTCACCAAAGACAAGGTAGCCATTGCTGAACGCAAGCGTGACTACATGAACTGGCAGTTGACTGAGCAAATCGAAGAGTTCAGGGACGAGCAAGAGCAGTTGTTGACTCAGTTGCCCTTGGGTGGTTCCCAGTACCTCAAAATGTGGTATGACGATCACAAGAAGCGTCCCTGCACTGAGTTTGTGCCTATTGACAAGATCTACTTGCCCTTTGAGGCTGGAAACTTCTACACAGCACAGCGTGTGACTGAGGTCAATACCATCAGCTCATGGGAGTTTCAAAACAGGGTTAGATCTGGTTTATACAGGGATATCAACCTGATCAGAGCCTCTGCTGAACCAGAACAGAGCTTCGCTGAGAAGGCAAATGCAAAGATTGAGGGTAAGCGTTACGAGGACAACGATGATGGAGTGAGAAACGTCTATCACATCTACACTTGGCTTGAGCTTGAGGAAGACAAGCGTACCAAGGGAGAGTCAGCACCTTACATCCTGATGGTGGATGAGCTGGACCAAAAGGTGGTTGGTCTCTATAGAAACTGGGAGGAAGGTGATGAAACGCTTACGAAGTTGGATTGGCTCATTGAGTTTAAGTTCATACCTTGGAGGGGAGCGTATGCGATTGGTCTCCCTCATCTCATTGGTGGACTTAGTGCCGCACTCACAGGCTCGCTTCGTGCGCTACTAGACTCAGCCCACATCAACAACGCCTCCACGATGCTGAAGCTAAAGGGTGCGAGGATGTCTGGGCAGACACAGCAGGTGGAGGTGACGCAGATTGCTGAGATTGAGGGGGCACCCGGTGTGGATGATGTTCGCAAGATCGCCATGCCCATGCCATTTAATCCACCTTCTGCTGTGCTGATGGAGTTGTTGGGCTGGCTCACGGATGCCGCCAAAGGGGTCATTACCACCTCTGAGGAGAAAATCGCTGACGTTAACGCCAATATGCCAGTTGGCACCACACAAGCTCTAATCGAGCAAGGTGCTGTTGTCTTCTCAGCCATCCACGCAAGGCTTCACGACAGCCAAGCAAGGGTTCTAAAGGTCCTTGGCAGGCTCAATCGTTGGTACTTGGATGAACAACGCAAGGGTGAGTTGGTTGCTGACCTTGATGTCCACCAAGATGACTTCAAGCGCAATACAGATGTGATCCCTGTTTCTGACCCACACATTTTCTCTGAGACCCAAAGGATGGCTCAGACCCAAGCTGTGATGGCAATTATGGGTAACAACCCTGATTTGTTTGACAGAAAGGCTGTCATTGAGCGTTTCTTGAAGCAGATGAAGGTTCCTCAGATCAACGAGTTGTTGGTTCAAGAGCCTGACGATGACATGATTGGCTCTGCAAAAGAGAATTTCAATATGTTGAAGGGCCAGCCAGCCAAAGCATATGAAGAGCAGGACCATTTGGCACACATCCAGAGCCATTTAGACTTCTATCGCAACCCAATGTTGGGCTCTAACCCTTTGTTTATGCCAAAAGTGTTGGGACCAATGATTGATCACCTCCAACAGCACGTTGGAATGTGGTACGAGGAAAGCATGGATGACATTGTGGACCAGAGTGTTAGCTACAGTGACATGGATTATGACGATCCTAAGAACACAAAGAAGGTAGATCAGGCTTATGCCATGGCTTCTCAGCAGGTTTTCTTGGAGTCACAGCAGATTTTTGCCAAAGTTATGCCTTTGATTGCACAAATGCAACAGCAGTTGGATCAATTGAAACAGCAAGCACAGCCTCAAGACCCTGATGCACAGATTTTGTTGCAAACATCGATGGCTGAGACCCAACGACGGGCCGCCCGTGACAAGGCAGACACTGCCATCGCACAACAACGCCTCCAAATGGATCAACAGCTCGAATCTGCCAAGCTTGCACAGAAGCAACAGGAAGATCAGAGCAAGAACCAGATGGACATTTTGCTTAATAGGACTGACAACCAGACTAAACAGACAATTGAATCTGCAAAAATAGCCCACGATAAGGCTGTTTTGCAACACGAGCAGGCAAAAACTGCATTAGACCTAGCGTTTAAACCACAAACCTACTAAGGAGGACCAAATGTCCAGTGATAACGAGCAAAAGTCTGTGGAAGTACCACAGCACAAGCGTATTGCCCAAGGAGAAAAACTTGACGGTACATCTTATCAACCCAAAGGTGGATCACAAACCCCATCTAAACCCCAAGGAGCGTTAGCACAAGCAAAAAACAAATAAATGGTCTCAATTTCACAGGTTATCAGCGTTATTAAGAAAAGACAGGCAGACATTGCGTACTCTTTAGGAGCAGGCAATGCATCGACTTGGGAGTCTTATCAACGCATGGTAGGTGTCTATACAGGCCATCAAGAGGTCTTAGACATCATTAACAAACTTTTAGAAGACGAAGAGGAAAAAGACAATGACAGATAGCACAAATGGCTCAGATCTAGCTTGGGCATTCCCTGAGGTAGATCCACAAGCCAAACCACTTGGCGCAAGGATTCTAGTGCAATTGAAACGCACAAAGAAGACAACAGCGAGTGGTATTTTTATGGTTGCTGAAACCAAAGAAACAGAGAAATGGCAGAACATGGTAGCCAAAGTTCTCATGATTGGACCCCTAGCGTTCAAGAATAGAGACACTATGCAACCGTGGCCTGAAGGTTCTTGGTGTCAAGTTGGGGACTATGTGCGAGTTCCCAAATGGGGTGGCGATAGGTGGGAAGTACCTGTGCCAAATGAAGACCCTAACGAAGAGCAAGCTCTTTTCATGATTCTTAACGATCACGAAGTTATCGCTACGGTAACTGGAGATCCCTTAACAATGAAAGCTTACATATGACAACGGATAAAAAAGTCGAAGAACCGATTGACATCAACGTCAATGAGGAACTGGATGGATCTGCAACAGTAGACCTACCTGAAGATTTAGTACCTGAGGGTGACAATCGTGAACCTGAAGTTAAAGTTGGCTCAGAAGATGACTTTCATCCTGATGACTCAACTGACACAAGGTCACAAAAGAACAGACGCAAACAAAAGCGTGACTTAGCCAAAGCTGTTTCTGCTGAAAAAGAGCTGAAATATGAAATGATCAAGCGTGAAAACGAATTGTTAGCTGAACGCTTGGCTACTCTTGAAAGAAAAGCACAGAATAACGAGATTGCTCGACTGGAAAAGGCTTTTGAGGACGAAACCGTTCGCCTTAACTACTATGAGACCAAAATGGAGGAAGCTATCTCTGCAGGGGATGGCGAGACTTTCAAGAAGGCTCAAGCTTTGTGGCACGCCTCAAAAGAAAAGGTCGAGCAAATCAAAGGCACCTACCAAGCCTCAAGTGCACCTCCACAGGTAGCACCACCACCTCCAGATCCTAGGCTACAGAAGCACGCCAACGACTGGATGGCTAGAAACGATTGGTACGATCCCAAGCTTTCAAACACAGAAAGTCGCATTGCAAAAGCAATCGATGAAGAGCTGGTTACAGAGGGTTGGGACCCCAAGCAACGGGATTATTGGGACGAACTTGATAGACGCTTGTCAAAGCATATAGATAGTAGTTACAATGATCACACAGACGTAAGACCGTCTTCTAAAGGACCAAGGAGTGTTGTAACAAGCTCAGGGCGTGAGAGCGTTAATGGCAGTAGCAACCGTAGCACCTTTACGTTAAGGCCAGAACAGGTCAGAGCGATGAAGGATGCAGGTATGTGGGATGATCCCATAAAGCGTGCCAAGATGATTAAGACTTATGCCCAATATGCCCGTAACAACCAATACTAAGGAACAAAGAAAATGGAATCACGTTTAAAAAAATCTCTGAATGCAGGTGGTCGTGACAGTCGTGCTAGCCAAGATATCACTAGACAACCTCCTGAGGAGAAGTTCATGAATTCGCAGGAACGTCCCACTAGGAAGATGTGGAGCGAGGAGTGGACACAGAGTGCTTTACCCAAAGTGCCTGAGATACCCGGGTGGCATCTCTGTTGGCTGTCAACAACCAATAGTTACGACACAATTGATAAGCGTATGCGCTTAGGCTATGTACCTGTTCCACGAGATGAGGTACCTACGTTCTACGAGCAACACAAAGTCAAGAGTGCTGAAATTACTGGATTTGTAACGTGCAACGAAATGGTTCTTTATAAGATCCCTATGGATGTTTATCAAGACGTTATGTTGCATATGCATCATGAGTTACCTAACGAGGAAGCTGAGAAAATCAAAGTCCAAGTTGAGCAACTACAAGGTGCACAAGACAGTTCTGGCAGAAACCTAACGGATATTGAAGGTGATGGTTTAAGGCAATTAAGTCGAAAGAATGTTCCTGATCCTGTATTTCACGGGTAAGGTTTATTTAACAAGGAGATTACTATGTCAGCAACTAGTGCTCCATTTGGCTTGAGACCTGCGTTCCACCCTTCTGGTTTGGATCGTGCACAGGCTCTTGCTGGTGGAATTGCATCAGGATACGCAACAGCTATCCTAAAGGGACAACCTGTCAAGTACAGCACAGCCGCTGTTTTATCTGGTAGCCAAGGAACTATTGTTCCCGTTTCAGCTACCTCTGATTCATGGTCTGGTGCTTTTGATGGTGTTGAGTGGACAGACACAACTGGTAGACGCAGAGTGTCTAACAATTGGCCTGCCAGTACCACTGGTACACAAATCGTGGCTTACTTCTACAACGACAACAACATTGTTTATGAAATCCAAGCTGACGGTTCTATGGCTCAAACCACTATTGGTAATGAGTACAACTTCACTAACTTGACTGCTGGTTCTACTACCACAGGTTTGTCACAGTGCACATTGGGTGCATCGACAGCCCAAGGTAACACAGGCCAAGGTCAGATGCGTGTTGTTGATTTGGCCCCCTATGCAGACAATGCATGGGGTGATTCTTACACGGTAGTGCGTGTAGTTAACTCACAGTCACAGTTCTTCGGTTCTGTAACTGCTATTGCATAAGGAGGCATAAACCATGGCCGCACCAATGCGAAGTACGGACTTTAGATCCATCGTTGAACCTATTCTTAATGAATGTTTTGATGGAGTTTATGACCTCCGTGAAGATGAATGGTCTCGTGTTTTCCGTGAACAAGAGGGCATTCCCCGTAACTACCACGAAGAGCCAGTCCTTTATGGATTTGGAGCCGCGCCCCAGTTGCCTGACGGTACTCCTGTCAGCTACCAACAAGGTGGTGTACTCTTCCTCCAGCGCTATATCTACAACGTCTATGGCCTTGCCTTTGCGTTGACTAAAGTGTTGGTTGAAGACGGTGACCATATCCGTATTGGTCAAGTGTATGCTCGTCACCTCGCTCAATCACTCATTGAGACTAAAGAAACCCTCTGTGCAAACATTTTGAACAGAGCTTTCAATAGTTCTTATTTGGGTGGTGATGGCGTGTCGTTGATCAACACTGCTCACCCAATCGTGAATGGTACATTCAGCAACCAGTTGGCAACAGCGGCTAACTTGTCTCAGACATCTCTCGAACAGATGTTGATTCAAATCCGTCAAGCTGTGGACAACAATGGTAAGAAGATTCGTTTGGTGCCTCGCCAATTGGTGGTGGCCCCCGGCAACATCTTCCAAGCTGAAGTATTGTTGAAATCAGTATTGCGTACTGGTACAGCAAACAATGACTTGAACCCTGTTAAGTCAATTGGTTTGTTGGACGAGGGTGCCGCAGTCCTGTCACGTTTGACATCAGCTACTGCATGGTGGGTTCAAACTGACGCTCCTGAGGGTATGAAACTCATGATGCGTAGACGTTTGGAGAAAACCATGGAAGGTGACTTCGAGACTGACTCTATGCGCTACAAAGCGACTGAGCGATACATTCCTAACTGGACTGATCCTCGTGCTCTGTACGGAACGCCCGGGGTCTAAAACGCCTGCATGGGGAGGGGCTAAAACCTCTCCCCTTTTTTAAATCTGATCAAGCTTTTCAAGGAGAAGATCAAAATGCCTCAATTTTCAGACGATTTATTTTTAGGCCCAGCCCAGACGTACATGGGTCTGGATCTCAGCCAGACAGAAGGTATTTATACTGGTTCTGTTACTGGCACAACAATGACCATTACTGCTCTTCAGAGTGGTGAGCCATTGACTTTGGGACAATATGTAAGTGGAACAGGTATCACTACTGGTTCTTACATTACTGCTTTTGTGTCAGGTTCTGGTGGTGCTGGTACTTACACGCTCAGTGCATCCTCAAGTGCAACTGGTTCAATCACAATTACCTCTTCAGGTGATGCATATTTGGGTGACCCTTCTCCCATGGATTTGGGTGTTGGTCCTCTTGGTCGTGTATATATTTGGGATTGCGTGCCCCAGACGTTGCAGGCCGCCAACATTGCCACATCCCAAACGCCAACAGCATCTGGTGCTTTAACATTGACTGCTGGCACTTCAGCCAAGTCAATTGTTCGTCCAGATGGTACATCAGTAATTCAGTTGAACACACCTCGTGCTTTGCAAGTTGTGACTGGTACTGCAACTAGTACAACTTTGGCTGGAGTTGCAATCACTGGTACTGGTGGACAAATATCTTTTACCTCTAATGCAAACGTATACACAGGTCAATATTTGACTATTAGTGGTGCTTTGGGTGGTACTGGATCAATCACTGGTTATACCAATCCTACAACTTACATTTTGTCTGCTGTAACTACGACAACTGCTACGTTGACTACGACTGCAGGTGGTGCAGTGGTGACTACAGCAGGTACGCCAACTGGTTTGACATACACGCTGGGCGCCGCCCCTCGTGCTGTGCTTATCAGTGGTTTTGACTACTATGGTCAAGCCATGTCAGAGTCTATTACAAGTAGCTCTTCTGTCAGCACTGCTGTAAATGGTAAAAAAGCCTTTTATCAAATCACTTCAGCAACAATCGCAGGTGCTACAGGCACAACAATCACCATAGGTACAACAGATATATTGGGTTTGCCAGTACGTTGTTTTGATGCTGGGTATATTGTCAAGGTTGGTTGGAACAATACACTGTTGCAAAACGCAGGTACATTTGTTCCAGCAGATATGACAAATCCTGCAACCTCAACAACAGGGGATGTTCGTGGAACATTCGTACCTACATCATCATCAGATGGCGTAAAGCGTTTAGTGATGACTATTGCCCTGCCCGGCATCGCTGTTGGTCCCAATGCTACCCGTACAGGTGCATTAGGTGTTACACAAGCCTAAGGAGAAATAAACCATGGCTAAATCAATGAAAAGTGCAGGTGGCTTCAGCCAAATGCCTAAAATGATGACGGATGAGCCTTCAGTTATTCTGAAGTTTAAAAAAGGTGGTCATGTCTCCATGAAGCACAAGAAGGAAGAACATGGTCACAAGACCATGGAACACCATCTTGATGGTGGCATGGCAGGTATGTCAGTAGCTCCTGTTGCTCGTGGCTTGCCTCCTGCTTTGGCTGGTAGAGCACCTATGAAGCCTTCAATGGCTATGCGTAGAAAAGCTATGGCTGGCATGGCTACACCTATGATGAAGAAGGGTGGAAAAGCCAAGCACCACGCTGAGGGTGGAGACATTGCTCAAGATAAGGCCATGATCAAAAAGGCTTTTAAGGAGCATGATGCTCAAGAGCACAAAGGTGGTAAAGGCACACACTTGACACTCAAGCATGGTGGTAAAGCTCACCACAAGTTTGCTAAAGGTGGAAAAGTTGGCGATGGTATGGCTAAAGCTTTAGACAAGTTTGAAACCAAAACTACCATCGAAAACGATGAGAAGCCTTATGTTCAAACCGAAATGCATGAAGCCAAGCGTGACAAAGTACATGGTACTGGTGCTGTCAAAGAAGGCAATGCAGGTGGTTACAAGCATGGTGGCAAGGTTCACCACGCTCATGGTGGAAAAGTACATCACAAATCAGGTCACCCTGAGGGTTCGATGGAACACCATAAAGCCATGATGAAACACCATGCCAAAATGCACAAAGAAGGTGGTTCTGCTCATCACAAAAAGATGATGGAGCACCACAAAGCCATGTGCAAGGGTGGTAAGTACGCTATTGGTGGAACCGTATCAGACAATGTTGCAGATCGTTATGAAAACACCATGATGGAAGATGGTGAGCATCACGATTCAGCACATGGTACTGGTGGCGTTGCAATGGCTAATGCTGGTGGCTTCAAACACGGTGGTAAGGCTCATCACAAGCATGGTGGTAAACATCACTATGCCAAAGGTGGCACCATCGAGGGCAATGAAATGCACTATGCTGTTGACAACGTAGAAGGCACACCAAAAGGCAAAACACACACCAAGACTGGTGAAGTGAAAGAAGCCAATGCTGGTGGATACAAGCGTGGAGGTCATGCCGTAAAAAAGCACTTCGCCACGGGGGGCACTGTTAACAAACAGGGTTCTGCCGTGGTAATGCCCCAAGCTCACAAGCCTGCTTCCAGACCAGTTCACATCAATGAGCTGTCTGGCACTTTTAAGAAAGGTGGCAGAGTAAAAAAGTTTGCTGACGGGACAGATGAAAACGATCTGTCTCGTGGTGGCTATGACTCTGTAGCAAAGCAGGACACTGCTGATAACTTAGCTATGAGAAACATGATTCTAGATCCCTTGAGAAAGGGCTATAGCATGGTCAAATCAGCTATTGGTATGGGCAGTCCTACACCACCTGCTGGAAGCGTAACAAAGACTGTTAAACAGATTTCTGTTACACCTACACAGAAAAAACGTGGTGGCAGTATCAAGCGTTAAATAAGGTGGGGGCTTAGGCTCCCACTCTTTAAGGAAACATCATGAGTAATGGAATTACTGCGTCAATCACTAGAGCAGGTGCGTATGAGCCATTTGATCTTCAAGTAGCTCGTGGTCAAATTGCAGGCCACAGCACAGTCAGTATTTTTGGGTATCAGCCTTCGATTGGTACCACATCAATTGCAGTTTGGGAAAATGCTTCAGCATATGCTTTCCCAGCATCAGCATCAACCATGACAGTGGCAAGTAATTCTTCTACTGATAATGGAGCTACAGTGCTTGTAGTTGGATTAGATGCAAACTGGAACCAAATTTCAGAAACAGTAACTATTGCAACAGGTGGCACAACCACAGTGAATAGTTATTTGAGGATCAACAATTTGTTTTTGGCAACCCCAGCATCTGGTCAAACAACAAATGTTGGTCAAATTACAATCAAAGTAAGCACAACAACTTACGGTCAAATCAATGTAGGTATTGGTAAATCTCAAAATGCTTGGTACAGCGTACCTGCAAATTATGAATTTTATTTAGATCAAGTTGAGATAAATACAAGCAATAGTTATACAAGTAGTGTTATCGTAACTTACAACGTGCAAGCCACAAATAATGTGACTGGTGTAACTTTGAGTGTGTTGCAACAACCTTTTGTTTCAATTTTCACAATTACAAGACCAAATCCTTTTAAATACACCCAAAAAACTGATCTTCAATTCCAATTGAAGGCAAGTACAGGAACTATTGGTGCAGGTTTGGTTGTTAATGGAAAATTGATTCAAGCTAACAACAGCGTCACTGGCGTAGGTACATAATGCCTAGCAAGTCACCAGCTCAACATCGACTGATGGAGGCCGCAGCCCACACAAAGGGTGGGTTTGGTGGCGTTCCTCAAAAGGTTGGCAAAGAGTTTGTCAAAGCTGACGAGGGGAAGAAAATGGCAAAAGGTGGTTTGTATGCCAATATCCATGCTAAACAAGATAGGATAGCCCATGGATCAGGCGAAAAAATGCGTCATGTCGGATCTAAGGGTGCCCCAACCAAGGAAGCCTTTATTGAGTCAGCTAAAACTGCAAAGAAAAAAGAAGGTGGTGGGGTCAACTTGGCTGTCAGTCGTGGTGAAAAACTATCGACAGACAAGGGAGCTGGACTGACTGCTAAAGGTAGAGCTAAGTACAACCGTGAGACTGGTAGCCATTTGAAGGCTCCACAGCCTCAAGGTGGCTCAAGAAAAGATTCATTTTGTGCCCGCATGAGCGGTGTTGTTAAGCATTCAAGTGGAGATGCGCCAAGAGCAAAAGCATCTTTAAAGCGCTGGAATTGCCCCGGTTGGTAAGGAAAAAACATGGCTTTCTCAGGAACCGTAAGCACAACAGTTATTAACACGCAGACGGTCATTGACCACGCTGTGCGTAGGTGTGGGAAGTTGGCTGAAGAGACAACGAGCGAACAGCAACAGGCGGCCCTTGAGAACCTGTACTTTCTCCTCTCCAACATGATCAACCGTGGCATACAGTATTTTGCTGTCCAAAAGGTTGTTATAGGCCTTAACGCCAACCAATACGAGTATCAGCTACCCTTGGGTGCCAATGATGCTCTGAACGTCTTGTATCGCCAAATGGCACAACCTAGTGGTAACTATTCCTCTAGTGCTGGTGGAAACGTTTCCTATCTATACGATAACAATGTAAACACTTATGCACAACAAACTAGCGCAAATGGCTATTTTGAGGTGGATTATGGGTCTACAAACCCTCAGTACATAGGTTCGATAGGTATCATGCCCTATGTTGCGAATGGTGGAACGCAGACTTGGAGCTACTATTTGCAGGCTTCGAGCGACAACACGAACTGGTCAACCATATACACAGCTACAAATGTGACTGTGAGTGATGGGCAGTGGATTTGGCAAGATGTGGACCCCGGGTTCAACGTGGAGTTCTATCGCATCCAAGCCTTCAATAACACCACTTTGGCTCTTAGAGAGTGGTATTTGGGCAATAACTCTCGTGAAATCGAGATGTCTCGTCTAAACAGGGACGATTACACCAATTTGCCTAACAAAAACTTCACTGCTAACCAGCCTTTTCAATATTATTTCCAAAGAACCATCAATCAGCCTACCATGACGCTTTGGCCTGTGCCAAATACGTCTTTTGTGCAGATGACTGTCTGGTATTCAGCTCAGATTGAGGATGTTGGAACGCTTCAACAGCAGTTAGCCATTCCACAAAGGTGGTATGAAGCTACTATTTTCATGTTAGCTCACAGAATGAGCTTGGAGTTGCCTCAAGTAGACCCAACTCGCATAGCTTATCTTGAAAAAATGGCTGACAAGTTCCTCTATGACGTTGAGCAAGAGGAAAGAGACAAGTCACCTGAATACTTCAGCCCAAACATTAGCGTTTACACGAGGTAATAATGCCCTTATTCCTTGATACTCGTGGGATGTCTACCATATCGATTGCGATATGCGATAGGTGCAAGATGAAGAGGCCTCATGCTGAGATGAGCATGGACTTTAACTTCCCCGGGTTGCGTGTCTGTGCCCAAGGCTGTAAAGATGAGAAGGACCCCTACAGGCTCGCCGCCCGTAAGACCGAACGCATCAACATCAGATTCCCAAGGCCAGACGAAAATATTGACGTAATACCAGATGCAATACAGACCACAGGTTCTGTACAATTGGATCTGTCACCAACGCCAAACACACAGACCCCTTCTGACAATGGCAACCTTGACACCTTGAGTCCAAGTCCACCTGAGAACCCATAATCATGGCAAATGTAACCATTGCACAATTACCCGTAGCTGGTGCCTTGACAGGCACTGAATTGGTTCCTGTTGTTCAAAATGGGAATACAGTTCAAACCACGACTGGTCAAATTCAAGCCACATCAAACCTTAGCACATACAGTTTTGTAACTGTAAATGCAACTCCTGCGTTGGGTTCTAGTCGCTACTTGGCTACAGGAACAGGTCTTGGTTTGACTGACAATGGTGCAGGAAACAGCTATCAAATTTCATTAAACGGAACATCTGGATCTCTTGAGTCTGCAGGTTTTGGAATGATTTCTAAAACAAGTTCTGGAACAGTTGTTAATAGAACTATTTCTGTTTCTGGAACTGGATTACAAATTACCAATGGTAATGGAATAAGTGGAAACCCTACTATTTCTGTAACAGGAACTTTAGCAACGATTGCCGCCCTAAGTGGCACAGGGTTAGTAATTCTCAATGGTTCTACCTTTGCAACACAAACATTGCAAGGCACTTCAGGACAAATTGCTATTGCTAATGCAAATGGCGTAAGTGGAACGCCTACATTTTCATTGGTTACAACTGCTGTAACTGCAGGAACTTATACAGCTCCAACCATAACTGTCGATGCCTATGGTCGTATTACTTCAGCTTCAAGTAATACACTTAATACAGGTACTGTAACCAATATTAATTCTGGTGCTGGTTTGACTGGTGGTCCAATTACTACAACAGGTACGTTGTCTTTGGCTACAGTTGGTACTGCTGGTACTTATGGTTCTGCTTCAACCATTCCACAAATTACAACTAACGCATATGGTCAAATAACAAGCGTTACCAATAACTCAGTATCTATTTCTGCAAGTGCAATAAGTAGTGGTACTTTAAGTACAGCCTATGGTGGTACAAACTCATCTAGTTCTCCAACTGCAGGTTCTGTTATTTATGGAACTGGCACTGCTTATGGCGTTTCTTCAGTTGGTGTTACTGGTCAATTATTGACAAGCCAAGGTTCATCTCCTCCAATCTGGACTACAGTAAGTGGAGCTGGAACCGTTACGACAGTATCTGTTGTTAGTGCAAATGGTTTTGCAGGAACGGTTGCAAATCCAAATGTTTCACCTGCCATAACGCTTTCTACAACGGTTACTGGGGTTTTGAAGGGTAATGGCACTGCGATATCGGCCGCAGTCTCTGGCACCGATTACGCCCCAGCTACAAGTGGAACATCAATTCTTTATGGTAATGGTAGTGGTGGTTTTAGCAATGTCACAATAGGTTCTGGGCTTTCTTTTAGCACTGGTACTCTATCAGCCACCAGTGGTAGTGGCACAGTGACATCGGTTTCATTTACTGGTGGATTGATCTCAGTTGCAACTGCAACCACAACGCCTGCTTTGACTGTTGCGGGAACTTCTGGCGGTATTGTTTACTTTAGTTCGGCAAGCACATGGGCATCAAGTGCTGTATTGTCTGCAAATGCCTTGATGATTGGTGGTGGTGCAGGAAATGCACCTAGCACAATAACAACTGGTACAGGCGTAGTTACGGCTTTAGGTGTAAATACTGGATCTGCTGGAGCTTTTGTAGTCAATGGTGGTGCATTAGGAACTCCATCATCTGGTACTTTGACCAATGCTACTGGTTTACCTATTTCTACTGGAGTTAGTGGTTTAGGAACTGGTGTAGCTACGGCATTAGCTGTTAATACAGGTTCTTCAGGTTCTTTTGTTGTAAATGGTGGAGCTTTGGGCACACCAAGCTCTGGAACGCTTACAAACGCTACAGGATTGCCAATTTCCACTGGCGTAAGTGGTCTAGGCACTGGAGTTGCGACCGCTTTAGCAGTCAACACAGGGTCAGCAGGTGCTTTTGTAGTCAACGGTGGAGCACTTGGAACACCATCAAGTGGTACTGTTACAAATTTAACTGGAACTGCATCGATCAATATCAATGGTACTGTTGGTGCAACAACTCCAACAACTGGAGCATTCACTACAGTTTCTGCATCAGGACAGATTACTTCAACTGTATCAACAGGAACGGCTCCTTTTGTTGTGTCAAGCACTACGCAGGTAGCAAACTTGAATGCGGCAACAGCAGGAACAGCAGGATCAGTAACTAATTCTTTGACTGCTGGAACTGGTATATCTTATAGCTCAGGCACAACTTATAACGGTTCTTCTGCCATCACGATCAACAATTCTGGCGTAACTAGTTTTAGTGCAGGAACTACTGGATTTACACCAAGTACAACAACAACAGGTGCCATTACTCTATCTGGTACTCTGAATGTATCAAATGGTGGTACAGGATTGACTTCCTTGACTGCTAACTATGTGCCTTATGGAAATGGTACTAGTGCATATCAATCAAGTGCTAATCTGACATTCAATGGAACAACACTTACTCTTGGTAATGCAGGTGTAAGTGCTAGATTTCAAGGAGACTTCTCAAATGCCACGTTTTCTAGCAGAACAGCATTTCAGACTGGAACGTCAAATGGCACAACTGGTATTTATGCGTTGCCAAATGGGACTTCAACTGCAGCCTCTTGGCAGGCAACAAACAATTCAGACCCTACAAACGCATCTAAGATTTTAATTGCCACAAATGGATCTACAGATGTTCAGTTGGTATCAGGCATCAATGGTACAGGCACTTACTTGCCTTTATCGTTCTACACAAACGGTAGCCAACAAATGCGTTTGGATACTTCTGGTAACTTAGGATTAGGAGTTACTCCTAGTGCTTGGACAACAAGCTACAAAGCAATTCAAATCGGTCGTGCTGGTGCATTTTGGGCTGGAGCTTCTGGTAATGATATTTATATGTCATCTAATTTTTATTATGATGGCACAAATAATAAGTACATAACAACCAATTATGCTTCTTATTTTTCGCAAACTGGTGGTGGTGCATTTACTTGGAGCATAGCGCCATCAGGAACAGCAGGAACTAACGCTACTTTTACCCAAGCAATGACACTATCTGCCGCAGGTGGCCTTTCCGTAGGCACAACAGCAGACTCAGGTGCTGGTGCAATCTACGCTACAGGCAACATCACAGCGTACTACTCATCCGACATCAAGTTCAAAACAAACGTACAAGACATCCAAGACCCACTTGGCATTGTGACTGCAATTGGTTCTAAGACATTTGATTGGACAGATGAGTACCTTGCAGATCACGGTGGTGAGGATGAGTATTTCCAACCCAAGCAATCGTTTGGTGTGATCGCCCAAGACGTTCAAAAGGTTTTCCCACAAGCAGTTCGTACAAGAACAGATGGATCATTGGCAGTGGATTATGAAAAGCTCGCCATTCTGTCTTTCGGCGCGATTGGTCAATTGCTAAAAAGAATTGAAGCGCTGGAGTCAAGATAATGACGATGAATTCATCAGGCCCGATAAGTCTTGGTGGAACCACTGCTGGTGTTTCTATTGAGAAAGAACTTGGTGGTACTGGAACAAGTCAAATTAGCTTGAATGACACGAATGTAAGAACATTAGCTGGTGTGCCAAGTGGTGCAATAACAATGCCCACCAATTTTTATGGTAAATCCAACACCGTTTCAGTCAACTATTTAGTTGTTGCTGGTGGTGGTGCAGGTGGTAATTACTACGGTGGTGGAGGTGGTGCTGGAGGATTTTTAACTGGTACAGCATCATCTTTAGCCACAGGAACTGCTTACACAGTTACTGTTGGAGCTGGTGGTGCAGGCGTATCTTATCCAAGTTCAACGCAAAATAATGGAAATAATTCTGTATTTAATTCTGTAACTGCAACTGGTGGTGGAGCAGGTGGAACATTTTACAGTTCAGGTAATGGAAACGCTAAAACTGGCGGCTCTGGTGGTGGTGGATGGAATAATGGTGGATTAGGAGCATCAGGCACATCTGGTCAAGGTAATGCTGGAGGAGATAGTGGTGGTGATAACTCTGGAGGTGGTGGAGGTGGTGCAGGATCAGCAGGTAGTGTAGGTGGAACTCAGGGAGGAGCTGGTGGAAGTGGATCTGCCTCATCTATTACTGGATCTTCTGTAACGTATGCAGGAGGTGGTGGAGGTGGTAATGGTGCAAACGGTGGTGGTTCTGGTGGATCTGGAGGAGGTGGTAACGGTGGTGGCACTGGAGGAGGAAACGGAAGTGCAAACACTGGAGGTGGTGGTGGAGCTGAAGGAAACAACACGGTTTCGGGTGGATCGGGTGGATCAGGTGTTGTGATTCTTTCTATTCCAAGTGCAAACTCTGCAACATTCTCTGGTGGAGTAACTTTCACAGGACCAACTACTGTTGGTTCTAATAAGGTTTATAAAGTTACTGCTACATCAACAACGTCCGAAACTGTGACATTTAGTTAAGGAATAAAATGGCACACTTTGCAAAACTAGATTCAAACAACATAGTGACTTTTGTCACAGTTGGCAGAGACGAAGACGATGAAAATGAATTAACTGCTAGAACAGGTGATGTTTATAAGAGGACTTCTTATAATACAAGAGGTGGTATTCATTATGGGCCAGACAACCAACCCGATGGTGGCGTAGCCTTTAGAGCAAATTATGCAGGAATAGGTTATTACTATGATGCAACAAATGATGTGTTTTATTGGCCTGAACAACCATTTCCAAGCTGGACAATTGGTGCACCAACATGGGTTTGGACGCCACCAACACCTTTTCCAACGGATGGTAAGTTTTACAAGTGGGATGAACCAACCAAGACTTGGGTTTTAGATACATCATTCGCATAAGGATTAAATCATGGCAAACACTTACACATGGAACGTTGAGGCAATCGATTGCTATCCATCCTCAGAAGGTCAAACCGATGTGGCTTTTAATGTCCACTGGCGCTGTAATGGTACAGATGGCACTCACACTGCCTCTATCTATAACACTTGCCCAGTCACTTATACTGCAGGCTCACCTTTCACACCTTTTTCTCAATTGACGCAAGATCAGGTTTTGGGATGGATTTGGGCCTCTGGTGTTAACGAAACAGAAAATCAGGCATCTTTGGATACCATGATCGCCAATCAAGTTAATCCTCCAGTTGTATCGCCCAAACTACCTTGGGTGGCTTAATGGAGAAGATAACTAAGTTTATTTGTCATCCCGTGGTGGCATTTATCTTGGGATACTCAATGGCGCTTTTACTTTGCAAAGGATAAATCATGGCGGCTTCAGGCTCTACCCCAATCGTTCTTTTTAACAGTGGCACAACTGGAAATCAACCTACTACATCAAATTTACAAGTTGGTGAATTAGCTATCAATTACACAGATGGAAAGTTGTTCTATAACAATGGTACATCTATTGCAGTATTAGCAAATGCATCTGTAGCTGGAACCATACCAATTCCTATTTCATCTGGTGGCACGAACACAACAGCCACTCCAACTGCAGGAACCATAGCTTATGGTACAGGTACAGCTATTGCCTATACATCAGTTGGTACAACGGGTCAGGTTTTAACAAGTTCAGGGTCAGGGGCACCAACTTGGGCTTCTCCATATGGTGCCATGACTAAAATTGGTACATACACATTATCTGGAAGCTCAACAACATATCTTCTATCATTAACTGGTGGATTTAATAGATATCTTTTGATTCTTGATAATTGGATTACGCCAACACTTCAACAATTTGAAATGCAACTTGGTTATGGTGGCACACCAACCATTATTACTAGTGGATATCAGGCCGCAGGCTCTCATGTTGAATCTAATCAAGGTTCAAATATTTCAACTCAAAATACAAATAATTTATCTTATTTTTATATAGGAAATGTAGGTAATTATTCTTCCTATGGTGGACTATCTGCAATGATTTATGTAAACAATGTAAATGGTCCATATGCAACTATCTTTGGCAATTCTATTTATACTTTGGGTTCAAACTATGTTATTAGTGCCACATTTAACGGTCGAGTGTTAAACACAAATGCAATTACTGCTGTTAACTTTTTAAATGGTGGCAGTGGTACTGACTATTTCAGTGGTTCAATTACTGTTTATGGAATAAACTAAAAATTTATGTGTAAGTAAACTTTAAACTTAACGAATGGAGATTAATCATGCAATTTTTAAAAGAGATTAGAGCACATCTACAGGATTTTGAAACAGAAGTTTCAGATGAACTGCATAGATTTATTGATTATTTGCACACAAAGTATCCTGAAGTAAAAGATGCTGTTGTGGCACCACCTTCACCAATTGGAGAGGTAACGCCTGAGCCTACATTTGTGGCTCCTGCTTCTGCACCTGTAGAACAACCTGTGGAGACTGAAAATGTTACTAATAGTGATACCCCTGTTTCTGCTGATCCTGCTCCAGTTGTGGATACACCAGTTGTAGACCCAACTCTTGCACCTCAGCCAGATCCCGAGCCAGCACCATCTAAGGAGTAAATCATGAGTGAACAGTGGATACAAAAAGCCATCAAACATAAAGGTGCTTTGCATAAAGCTCTTGGTGTACCTGAGGGCAAAAAAATACCTATGAAGAAGTTGGCTGTTAAGTCCACTGATTCACCCAAGATGGCAAAGCGTAAAAACTTGGCTAAAACTTTAAGAGGGTTTGACTGATGTCTGCTGATGTCGAGAAGGACCTTGCTGTCCATGAGGCTATCTGCACTGAAAGGTATAACCATATCTTTCAGATGCTGAAGGATGGGGACAAGCGAATGACGAAGATAGAGTATTTGCTCTATGGGGTGATGGTTTTGGTGCTGTTGGGCCCCGGCGTTGCTGGCACGTTCTTCAAACACTTTTTTGGGGTGTAACAAATTGATCCATTCACCCTCGTTGCCCTTGCTTCAGGTGCTTTCAAGATGTGCAAAGACGCTTGTGAAATGTACAAGGAAGGGCGTCAAATTGTTACTGACATCGCCAAGGAAGTTGATGGAGTTATCAAAGACGTTAAGACAGTACAGAAGAAAGCCAAGGGTCTTCTTGGGTTCCTGAGTGCTGTTTTTGGTAAAAAAGAGGAAGTGCAACAAGAAGTTGCACAACCTGTTAAGAAAGTTAAGAAAAAGAAAGAGCCTCCACCAGAGTTTGATGAAAACCTCATTTACCAACAGGTCAGTGACGCTCTCATCAAGTTCTTCCAAGCTTACAACGGGTTAAAGAACTACGTTAAAGAACAAGAAGAATTTGCTCTCCATGCAAATAATGACGAGGGTCAGGAGGCGGCGATCAAGATAACGATTGCCAATTTGCAGATGGAGAAGTTGAATACGGAGCTGAGTGACTACATGGTGTACCACGTTCCACATGAGTTGAAGGATTTGTACACTCGTGTCAATCAGCAAATTGGTCACATTGCCAACGTGCAGGCTCTAGCAAGGAGAGAAGAAATGCTAAAGGAGCGTAGGGCAAAATGGCAACGTCAGCAAAAGGCAGATCTAATCAAGGGAAGAATGGTGGCTACAGCAATTACAGTGCTGATGCTGATGTGGATATGGCTAATGATTCTAAGCATGACACACTCGCCATCTTACTGATTGTTGTTCTATTGGTCGTTTTGTTATTGTTGATTCCCCTGATTGCTTGGATGTATGTGGATGTGAGGCAGATGGAACTTAGGGTCAACAAAGCTTTGACAAGGATTGAAGGGAAATGATTAAAAAATTCAATTTTGTATATACGTCAGTATTGATATGTATACTTTTCCCGTTTTTGTGTTCATGTGAAGACAAATATAGATATATATGTCAGGACTTTGACCACTTTCAAGACAAAGAATGTCAACATCCTCGCTGTGAGTTCAGTCAAACTTGCCCTGAGTACCTAGTAGCACCAGTTCTGGAGAAGAAAGTTGAACAAGCTAACAAATGATGAGATAGAAACGAGGGTATGGGCCTTTGTGGTCATATCCATCACTGCTGTTCTATTTTTTATTGTTATTTCCTTGATTTACAGGACTACTTTTGTAATTCAGCCCCTCAAAGCCATATCACCGATGGATCAAGCTGATCAAAAGATGTTAAATGACATCGTTCTTTTGATTGTAGGTGCCATAGGAGGCGTAGCAGGCAAAAAAGTAGCTGGTGGAGTAGCAAGTACCATAGGAGCTATAAAACAAGCTACAGCTCCAACTATGCCCATGAATTGCTATGGTATGCAAGGCCAGCCCATGATGGGGCAAATGGGGCAAAACTTTGGGTCAAACTTTGCCTCAACCCAACCTTTTGGATCTTTGCCTACCTTTAAGAATCCTCAGTTTGACGAGTCTTGGACGCCACCACCACCACCTAAAGGTCCACCAACCTTAGAAGATGATGAAATAAGAGAACACATGGCTATGGCTAGAGCAGAGGCTAAAAATGCTTAGTATGCTCTCATGGTTTTTTGATGACTTGTTTTATTGGCTTGCAGTTATTGCTTTGGCAGTTGGTGCAGTTGCTTATGTATTGAGTTATCTGGTAGGGTTTATCCCTATGTTAAAGCCCCACGCTTTCATCATGAAAGTTGTGGGTTTGTTGTTAGTCATCGCAGGAGGTTACTATGTTGCTGATCACAGAGGCTATCAAAGACGAGTTGACGAAGATAAAGCTGAAATTGAAAGACTTAATGGCGAAGCTCGTGCAAAAGAAGCAGAACTCGGACAAAAGCTCGCAAGAGCCACCAGCCAACTAAAACAGGCCAAAAATGACATTAAAACCAAGCAAAATAGTATTAATGCTCGCATTGACTCTGGTGAGTTGCGCCTCCCCTCCACCTGTGGTGTACAAGCCAGTGCAGGTTCCTCCTCTGGGGATGGAGCCTCTGGAGCCGAATCTGACAGACAGGCTATTAAAGATATTGTCCAAATCGCCTCAGATGGAGACTCAGCCATCGTCAGCTACAACTCCTGCATCGCCCGTTACAACCAAGTAATGGAAACCGTGAATGAGGGTGTCAAATGATTACAGCAGAAAAGCTCCATGCTCTAGGGATAGGTCCTGAGTGGGTAGACCCCTTAAAAGAGACTTTTGAACGCTTTAAGATCAATTCTGTGGCTCAAGAAGCTAGGTTTATTGCCCAAGCCTCCCATGAATCCAACCATTTCAGAGCTTTAGAGGAAAACTTGAACTACAAGGCTGAGTCTTTGATGAAACTTTGGTCTAAGCGTTTTCCCACTATTGAAGAAGCTAACAAGTACGCCAGACAGCCTCAGTTGATTGCTAACCACATCTACAGCAACCGTATGGGAAACCGAGATGAGGCTTTTGGGGATGGATGGAGGTTCAGAGGGGGTGGTCTCTTTCAGCTTACAGGACACGACAACTACTGGCACTGTGGACAAGCTTTGGGGATCGATTTGGTTATGCAACCTGAGCTGGTCAGACAGCCAAGGGTAGCTTGTCTCAGTGCAGGCTGGTTCTGGTCTACCCATGGATGCAATGCTTTGGCAGAGGCTGGTGATGATCTTGGTTTGACCAAACGAATCAACGGTGGAACGATTGGGTTAGATGACAGAAAAGCTCAAACCGAACACGCTTTACAAGTCCTTGCCTGAAGGGATATAGGTAGTTAAAATGACTAAAAGAATGGCTAAATCATGACCACTACAGCGACTCCATCATTCGTTTTAACGTATAACTCTTTAGTCACTACTGTAGAACAGTACCTAGAGCGTAATGACACAGCCCTTGTTAATCAAATACCTACTTTCATAACTCTTTGTGAGTTTGAAATAGCTCAAGAAATCAAAACCTTAGGTCAGTTACAAGTAGTTGAATCTACGATGACTGCAGGTAACAATGTGATACCAAAGCCAGCAAGATGGCGCAAAACTGTATCGATGAATATAACAAACAATGGCTCTAAACAGCCTGTTTTTTTGCGTAAATACGAATATCTTGAGCAGTATGCTCCATCAGGGTCAACCACTGGTACACCCAAATATTATGGTGACTATGACTATGAACATTGGTTAGTTGCACCTACTCCTGATCAAGCATACTCATTTGAGGTTCTTTTTTACGAAAGAATTCAACCCCTTGCAAGTGACAACCAAACAAACTGGCTGACCAGAAATGCACCAAATGCGATGATTTTTGGCACGTTGTTGCAAGCGATGATTTTCTTGAAAAACGATCAGAGGCAGATATTTCAACAGAAGTACGATGCCGCCATAGCCGCCCTCAAGACCGAGGACGTTTCTCGTTTGGCTGACAGACAAGCCATCGCACTGGATAGCTAATCATGACCACATATACCGATCCGTTCACAGGCCAGACGATAAGCCCTACCCAAGTTGGGTACGAGTCTTTGACTCTTTCAATAAATACATTTCTTCAATGGCCTATCAATGGAAATACTGGTTCTGTTGTAGCAAACATCATTGATGTTAATGCCACAACAACTGGCTTGTCTTTGATAATGCCATCTGCTTTACAAGTATCTACTGGTCAATCTACATTAATCAGAAATACTGGATCAAATCCTTTTACTGTCACAGATATTCTTGGCAATACATTGATCACGATTGCCTCTGGTTTAGCTTGGTACATATACTTAATTGATAATTCAACAACACAAGGAACTTGGGCTGAAATTCAATTTGGTGCAGGAACTTCATCAGCTAATTCTTCATCTTTGGCTGGTTATGGTTTAACAGCAATCAATACAACCTTAAATCAGTCATACAATGTAAGTTTCATATATTCAAGTACGACAATACCACTGGCAAGTAGAGCTTCATTACTTGTTTGGTCAACTGGTGTTGGGACATTGACATTACCAGCTTCTAGTACAGCAGGTAACAATTGGTTTGTCATGGTAAAAAATGATGGAACTGGTATTTGTACCATTACGCCTCAAGGATCAGACACTATTGACGGGAACCCAACTCAACAACTTCAATTGACCGAATCTGTTGTTGTAGTTTGTAATGGATCAGGATATAACACTTTTGCTTATGGCAGATCTAATGCTTTTGCTTACACACAGTTAGCTGTTAGCGTAACTGGTGGCACATACACATTAAGTTCAGCTCAAGCATCAAATACAATTCAAGTTTATACAGGTACATTAACATCAAACCAAATTGTTAAAGTTCCTCAAACTGTTCAGTTGTATGCAATTACAAACAATACATCTGGGTCGTATACTTTTACTATAAGCACTGGTGTAGGTGGTGGAGCTACAGTAAGTGTTTCACAGATGCAAACCATATTAGTGATTTGTGATGGTACCAATGTATACAACGCTAATTCTGGTTCAGCTAGCACTTTTACAAGTTTGACTTTGTCAGCAGGATCGCTTTCTACACCTTCGATTAATTTTACTTCTAATACAAATACTGGTATTTATTTGCCTGCAAGTAATACAGTTGGAGTTGCAATCAACGGTAGTTTAGGGGCGTTGTTTTCTTCTTTTGGTTTGTACGTTCCTAATGGCATTTCTGGGGGAACGTTCTAATGACTGAAAAAGTCATATCCCTAAACATCAAGGCTGGCATCCAGAGGGATGGTACTTTGTTTGATTCTCCATCTTATGTAGATGGGGTATGGGTACGTTTTCAGCGTGGGAGACCTCGTAAAATTGGTGGGTACAACGGTATTTTTAACAATGCCTCTAATATTTCTCGTGGGATGACAATGACCTCTGTTGGAGGCATTAACTATGTGCTTTCTGGCTATTCTGCAGGGTTGGAGCAGTGGCAAACCAATAACGTTAATGGTACTGGGTATGGTCCAGTGCAGTACACGCTGAACTATTTCACTAGTTCAACGAATAATTTGTGGCAATTTGATATTGCACACGATGCTGGTGGAGGTGGGCAGACGCTTGTAGCGCACCCGGGGCAGAACCTCTCAGCCATCGACAGCACTGTGAACACGCCTGTTTTGTACGGCTCGTTCCCCGGGGGTACGATGAACAAAGTAGGTATTTTCAACGATTTTGGTGCCACCACAAATGGCTCCAACACCCTTACTTTAAGCTCCACAGACATCAAAGTAGGTGCTGGTCAATTGATCACTGGAACCTATATTCCTACTGGAACGACAGTTGTTTCTGTTGTCACCAATACGGTGACGATGTCTCAAAATGCCACTGGAACAACCCCTAGCCTTACTGGTGTAGCAATTACAGGTACTGCAGGACAATTTTCTTGCACCTCAACCACTTTGGCTACAGGCGAGGCAGTGGTCATCACGGGTACGCTCACAGGAACTGGTTCAATCCTCAATTACGCAAGCCCTAAGACTTATTACATCATCGCAACCAATGGATCGACAACGTTCACTCTGTCAAGCACCCTTGGTGGAACAGCCATCACAACTACTGCAGGAACAACTGCAGGCTTAACTTTTACTTTGTATACCCCAGTGACTTTTGACAATCAAATCGCTGTTTCTGGTGGTTGTGTTGTTATCCATCCCTATCTTTTTGTTTATGGCAACGATGGCTTGATCCAGAATAGTTCAGCAGGAGACTTCAACAACTGGGTTGCTTCTGATGCAAATATCAACAACGTAGCCACAGGAAAGATTGTCAAGGGATTGCCTGTCAGGGGTGGTACAACTTCACCTTCTGGTTTATTTTGGGCTTTGGATTCATTGATCAGGGTTAGCTTTACGCCTACAACATCAGGTAGTTATAGCTATTTCTGGACTTATGACATCATTTCTAGTCAAACCTCTATCTTGTCTTCAAGCTCAGTAATTGAATACGATGGTTTGTATTACTGGGCTGGAGTAGATAGATTTTTGGTTTATAACGGTGTGGTTCAGGAAGTACCCAACACTTTGAATCAAAACTACTTTTTTGATAACCTGAACTATGCTCAAAGGCAAAAAGTTTGGGTTACTAAGGTGCCTCGCTGGGGTGAAATATGGTGGTTCTACCCTAGAGGTTCTGCAACTGAATGTACAGATGCTGTTATCTACAATGTTAGAGAGCAGACTTGGTACGATGCAGGACAAGCTGTAGGAGCCAAACGGTCAGCAGGAACGTTTTCTGAGGTGTTTGTGCACCCAATTTGGGGATCTAATGTAGCTACAGGTTACCAAATTACTGCTTTATCCATAGTAAGTGGTGGATCTAGTTATGCTGTTAATGATGTAATTGCTGTCAATGGTGGATCAGGAGCAAATGCACTTTTAACTGTTACAAGCGTTTCTAGTGGTGTTGTGACTGGATTGAGCATTGCAAATGGTGGATCTTATTCTCAATCCCTATCAGGCACATTGACTACAACTGCGAGAGCACCCTCAAGTGGTACAGGGTTGACGATTACAGCGACATTTAATCAGTTTTTTACGCTTTGGCAACATGAAACAGGGTCAGATCAGGTGTATTTGACCAATGTGGATGCAGTACAGAGTTACATTGAGACAAACAATATTGGCTGGGTGACGGGGGGGCCGGGGGCCATGGACCCCTCAGGCACTAACCGTTGGATTCGAGTCGAGCGTGTTGAACCAGATTTTGTTCAAAATGGCAATATGAACCTTTACATCACTGGCAAAGGCTACGCTGACGATAGCGATGTCACCACTGGACCATATACATTTAGCCCCACAACGCTTAAAATCGACATGAGAGAGCAAAGGCGTGAGATGAGAATCAGGTTTGAGAGCAACACCTATGGTGGAAACTACCAAATGGGTAAAGTTTTGCTGTCATGTGAGATTGGCGATGAACGCTCTACAGGTAACCCATAATGGTTGTTTACGATCCTCGTGGGCATACTTGGGACTCGTGGTGTGCTCATATGGCAGAACTTTTTGCTCCAAACCAACTTGGGACTTTGCCTGAGGAAAATTGGAGAGAGTGGGCATCTGGTATGCAAGGCATTGGGTATTTTGTGCAATCAGGAGTACCTGATCACAGAGGATTCCCAACGTGGCAAACATGGGCTGAAAGTTTAGTTGGAATAATGTCACTCCAAAAGGGACAAAAATGATAGAACACTTGTTAGCTCACGCTTTGGCAGACAACATAGCCAATGAGCCTGTCAACAACAATCCTCCACATATGTTGAAGGATGTGCACGAAATCGCCCATGCTCATCGCTTAACCAATGATATGAGTGGCAACCATGACGATCTTATGGTGACCATGGGTAATTTGGTTAGACAAGGTTTTAAGCCCATCAGATTTAACAATGTTATTTTCTTCTGTAAAGAAAAAGACAGAAACGTTCTCTTAGCCATTATCAATGGTGACCCACCTAGACAATATATCAATGCTTTGAGAAAAATGGCTAAGTTTCTCAAGAACAAAGGCATGAAATCCATTCTTATGTACGCTCAAAATGAGGGTACAGATTTGAGACTTGCACAGCTTGCAGGGTTAAAAAACATTACGATGAAACACTCAGGAATCAACCAGATTGATCCTTATGTTTTACATGGGGAGCTATAAATGAGTGGTGGTGTACTTGGTAAAGTTGTAGATGGTGTATCAAATGCAGTTTCTGATGTGGGAAACGCAGTTGGTAATGTGGTCAATCAGGTGGTGCAGAGTCCCATCCTGAGGGATGCCGCACTCGTTGCTGGAGCCATCTACGCACCTGAGCTTATTGCTTCTGTGGGTGGTGATGCTGAGTCTGCTGACCTTGCGTTGGCGGCTCAAAGCTCTACGCCTGTTATGGCGAGCACGCCCGGTCTCATGACAGCAGAAGGAGCAGGAGACCTAACTGCTGGTACAGGCATAGCAGGTGGTACAACCTCCCTAGCTCCAGTTGCTAACGCAAGTGCTGGTCTGAACCCATCCTTTGATACCTTAGGTAATGTTCTCCAGACTGGTGACATGAGTTCACAGTTAGCACCTAGTATCACTGACTTGAGTGGCAACGCCGCCTCTGGGGTTTCCACTTTGGGTGGTGCATCAACACCAGTTGCTCAAAGCATGGCAGATATCATGACGCCTACTGGCTACACCTATGCTGGTAATGCTCTGTCTACAGCTTCTGCGCTAGCAAATGCGGCCTCTGCACTCAAAGACGCAAAAACCTCACTTTCACCAACCCAAGGCTCTAGCTCAGGTTTTGCTTCTCCATCAGGCCTTTCAGGAGGTTCAACCTCTGGTGGAGGCCAAGGTTCTACATCTCCATATAATGAAAACTTAAAACTGATGGGTGCTTATCAAATGCCTATTGAGAGCGTAAGCACATCAGGTATTGTTCCCTCGTTTAAAAATTTAAATGCCAAAAAAGGTGGTCATATCAATGATCATTTTGGGCACCCACATTACCCCAAATCACCCTTAGAAACGGTTTTTAGTACAAGGGGTGGTACGCACTATGTACAAGGTGCAGGAACAGGACAAAGTGATGATATTGATGCAAAATTGGCAGATGGAGAGTACGTTTTTGATGCTGACACTGTGGCCTCGTTGGGAGATGGGTCAAATAAAGCAGGTGCTCAGGCGTTGGACAAGATGAGAGAAGCAATCAGAGCACACAAGAGATCTGCTCCTGATGACAAAATACCACCTAAGGCAAAGAGTCCTTTGGCTTACTTACAAGAGGGGAATAGGAAATGACCACATCAACTACAACAGGTTCTGGGTCTGGAAGTGGGGCGTTGGCTTTATCAAATTTGCCAACGTTGAATAATTCTGGAAGTACATCGCTCACGCAAGGGGCCGCGGCCCCCAACGTGCAGACCTCCCAAACCTCTGCCACCTCTCTCGATCCCTTCTATTCAGCACTTTCGCAGGGTACGGCTCTGTATGGCATGAACGCGGCCCAGAACGCACAGTTTGCAGGTCCAACAGCCAATCAAACACTAGCCTTCAACAATGCTAATAACTTAACAAACTCAGGCATTTATCAACCTTACTTGACGAATGCAACAAATGCACTTTCTTCAGCTAATGGGCTGAACTCGGTGAACGCGGCCAACCCGTACCTCACTAACGCAACCACAAACAGCCCTCTGAATGCTGGTGCTTCTGCATTAAATCAAGCGATGTATACCAACCCAGCGTTGGCCGCATCTGGGTACCTTGGCACAGCTTCTGCCATGAATCCATCCTCAGCAGGATCAGGTTTAATTAACCAAGGTGCTGGGATGAATGGCGCAACGGCTGGCGCAGGCTACCTAGGCCAAGGAGCAAACGCAAACATAGTTGGTGCTGGCTCAGGAGCAATCAACCAAGGTATCAACCAAAACGCCCTAGGCAGTGCACAAGGCTATTTAAGCCAAGGTGCTAATGCAAATATTCTTGGACAAGCTCAAGGATTAATCAATCAAGGTGCGAATGCAAATGTACTTGGTGCAGAACAGCCATACATAAGTTCAGCTACATCAGCCAATCAACTAGGTGCGTTTAATCCGTATGCGAGCGCGGCCACACAGCAAACGGGCCTCTCTGCCGCTAACCCATACCTACAAGCTGGCACTCAAAACGCCGCACAGCTTGCAGGCCAATACATGAGCCCCTACCAACAAAGCGTGATCAATCAGCTTGAGACTCAGGGCCAACAAAACATTAACCAAAACCTCTTGCCCTCTGCAAATGCTGGAGCTGTTGCCTCAGGTCAATTTGGCTCCTTGAGGGGTGAGGAGGTGTTGGGTCAGACTGTGGCTGATGCCAATACAGCACTGAATGCACAGATTGCGAACCAGTTAAATACTGGGTATGGGCAGGCACTGAGCGCCGCACAACAAGGGCTTCAAAATCAACTCACAGCAGGTGCTACTGCAGGTCAAGTCCAACAAGCGCAGGCCGCTAACTTGGCAAATTTGGGCAGTACAGCAGGTAATTTGGTCAATGCTCAAGCACAAAACCAATTGACTGCGGCTCAGTTGGCTGGAACAGCAACCAATCAACAGGCTCAAAATGCCTTGCAAGGTGCTTCACTTACTGGTCAATTTGCCAATCAGCAAGCCCAAAATGCTTTACAAGCTGGTGCTACTACAGGCAGTATTGCTAACCAACAAGCTCAGAATGCTATTGCAGGTGGTACAGCTCTTGGCAATTTGACTAACCAACAGGCTCAAAATGCATTGACTGCAGGAACAAGCTTAGGCAATTTAACCAATCAAGCTGGTCAAAATGCAATTACTGCAGGAACATCACTAGGCAACTTGACAAACCTTGGTGCACAGAATGCTATTCAATCAGGTCAGATTGCTGGCAACTTGACTGCACAACAAGCAAACACATTGGCTCAAGTTGGTGCTACACAAGGTTCTTTGCAAAACGCACAGAATCAAGCAAACTTAACTGCTGGTCAGACTGCAGGTCAGTTGACTGCTTCTCAACAGGCTAACTTGATAGCACAAGCACAAACCCAAGGTAATTTGGGAACAACTGCTCAGTCTCTTGGATTGAACAACTTGAATGCCTTGTCTACACTTGGTGCTCAACAGCAGACAATTAACCAAAATCAACAGTTGTTTGGTCAACAGCAAGCTCAGGCATATGCTAACTTGTTGGCATCTTTGTCTAAGCCTACAACGACTACAGCGATTACACAGGCTCCTGCATCTATTTATCAGCCATCTGGCTTGGCAACAGCAACTGGCGCCTTATCTTTGCTCAATGGTGGTTTGCAAACAGCTAATGGTGCTAACCAGTTGTACAACACTTTGAGTGACAGAAGATTCAAGAGAAACGTAAGCTTGATTGGTGAAAACAATGGAATCAAGCTTTATAGCTTCCAATACCTCTGGAGCGATGACTGCTACGTTGGTGTAATGGCTCAAGATCTGTTGGGTACAGAGCACGAATCAGCAGTCACTGACAACGATGGAGTTTACACAGTTGATTACAGCAAGCTTGGATTCCCAATGATGTTGCTAAGTGATTACAACTCAACAACCGTTTAAAAATAATCAAATCATGCAAGACGCTCAAAATTCTGTTGGTGCTTTGGCTCAAGTTCAGCCAACGATGGACCAATCCCAAGCCAATCTTAGTTTGGGCTCTGATCCTGCATATTCTCTTAATTCAAACACAAGCTTGCCTGCATCTGTTTCAAATGCAAGCCCACTGCCTGTTGCTACACCTCAACAGCCTGCTCCTACTCCTGCTGTTAGCCCTTTTCAAGAACAACAAAACAAGTTGGATTTGATCTCTTCTCAGATACAAGATAGGTTAGAGAAAGGTTCTGGAGCAAAAGACATTCCTTGGTTTGCTTTGGCTGGTGCTTTGTTGTCTCCAACCAGAACTGGTTCGTTTGGAGAGAGTCTAGGTAATGCTTCTAATGTTATGGCTCAATACCAAGCTGAACAAAAGAAACAAGAGCTACCTAACTTGCAAGCAAGAATGGCTATCTTGCAACAAGACTTGGCTACCAAAAAGCAAAACAAACTTTTAGAACTTGCACCTCAAGCATTTACTACTGATAAAAATGGCAATCCAACATTAAACAATGATGTTTACAATCAAATGATGGGTATTGATCCTAAGATGGCTGGCGATCTTGCTAGTGGGCATATCAGTCTTTTGAAAGCATTAAAACCTGAGTACAAAGAAATTCCTGAGGGTGGAACTTTGGCTCAACTCAACAACGATGGAACAGTCAAAATTGTTGGTACTGGTGGCAAAAAAACAACCGATGAATTGAAAAATGCACACGCATACTTAGGCATTCAACCTGATGCAAATGGGAATTATGACCCAGCAGATGCAATTAAATTGCAAAACTATATGCAAAATACCAAGTTGAGTCCTGATGCAAAAACAGCGTTTGATGCACTAGGATTTAACTTGGGTCAAAAGCTTACACCTGAGCAAAGCGATCAATTGTTAGCTGAAATTAAAAGAATTAAAGAAGCTGGTTCAACTAAATTAAGTGTTAACACGCATACTCAAGAAGATTATGAATCTAAATTAGTTGGAGCTTTTGTCAAAGGACTTGATGCAAGTAAAACAAAAGCTGATGAGGCAACTAAGTTAATTGACAATATTCATACTGCTAGAAGAGCTGTTGAATCAGGAAAAATTAATTTGGGACCACAAGCTCAGTTAGCAACTGTATTGCAACAAGTTGGAACAACTTTGGGTGTAGCTGGTAAAAATACACAAGAAACACTAGAAAACACCAGAAGATTGTTGCAATCACAAGCTAAGGCAAATTTAGCTTATGCAAGAATGGAAATGAAGGGCGAGGGAAGTATTACTGAAAATGAGAGGGCCTTGGTGGAGAGAGCGGCAGATGGAGACATCTCCATGACGCCTGCTGAAATTTTGGTATTGTTGAATGCAAACGAAAAACTTGCTCGCATGGCTATCCAATATCACAATGAAAAAGCTAGCCATATGCCAACTGGTGGTTCTTCAACTGCAGAATCAGTAAAACAAGATTATTTTGTGCCAATGCCAAGACCTTACATATCTCAAAAAGATGCACAAGATTTTATGAATAAACAGAAGGCAGGTGCACAATGACAACGACTTTAACGCCTGAAAAAGAAGCTTATCTTTCCTCATTGAGTCAGGATGAGCTAAAAGCTTTAGCCAACAATAGTCAACCTCCTGCTGAACAACAGCAAAAAGAAGAGTATTTAAAATCGCTTTCACCAGAAGATTTGAAAATGCTTGCTGGTAAATCACCAGATGTTAGGCCACAAAATAATATTCCTTCACAAGTAGTACAAGACAAGTACAAGATTTGGAAAGACAATCCAAAAACGGCATCTGTTCTTTTTGGTATGCGTGAGCCATTTGATGCTTTGGCTCAAATACCTCCTGCTTTGCTTGCTAGTGCATTCAGAAAAGCTGGGTTAAAAGACACTGCTGACTATTTTGAGAACGAAGCTCATACAGTTAACAAAGATGCAAAAGAAGCTTATGCAACAGCTCGTCAAGGCGATACGTCCTTTGATACAGCTAGATTAATAGGTAATATCGCAAGCCCAGTAAATATTGGTGGTGGCATGGCTGTAGGCTCTGCAACCAAGGGACTGGGTTTGATGGGACAGAGTGTTGCCCAAGGTTTGTTGGGTGGTGCTACACAACAGGCTGATGATTCAACTGAGAATGTACTTGATCAGAAGATAGGACAAGTTGGTATCAGCGTGCTAGGAAGTCATTTGATCAACACCTTTGGTAAGGTTTTGGGAAGTGCTTTGATGCCTAAGCTTTCTGATCAGTTGCAGAAACTAAAAGATGCAGGAGTGGATATCAACAAGCTGTCGATTGGACAAGCTTTGGGTGGTATCTATAAGAAAACAGAAGATTTCCTGAGGGATGTGGTCCCCGGAGGCGCAGTCGAGCGTGCCCAACAACAAGGCGTCAACGAGTTCAGCAAGGGCTTGGTACGCAACATTGCCACTGATCTTGGCCTAGATGTTCCTGAGCACTTTAACACCCAACAAACTATAGATTTGGTTGATGGTCAAATTGGTAAGATGTATAACACCATTCTTCCCAAAATTGGAACCATTGAGCCTACCAATAAAGCTAATCGACTTTCACAAGCTAGCCTTTTGTACGCACAAAAGAACATCAATGATCCTGCAGTTCTCAAGGAATATAACCAATTGGTTAACATGGTTAACAAAAGATATGTTGTAGACCCAACTGCTGGTAAGTTCATGTATGCCAGAAACTTTAAGGATTTAGATTCTAGACTTGGTTCTGAGATCAATAGTGCTTTTAGTAGCACTGCAGATAATGCTGTAGATCAAAGAGAAAAAGCTAAAGCTCTTCTTTTGTTACAGCAAAGTCTAAGAGACATGGCTGAAGCCAAAGATCCTACAGGTATTTTGAAGAAGGCTAACTCAGCTCACAGTGCACTGTCTTTACCAAAACGAACTGCAGGTGGCTCTGTTGAAGCTTTAAAGAATGAAAGTTCTTTCACGCCTTCACAACTCATGACGCAAGTAAAAAATGAAAATACAACTGAAAATCTAGCCAAAGGTAAAGCAAAATTACAAAAAGAAGCTCAGGCTGGTGTAAAAGTATTGGGTCAGAAAACTCCAAGCATGGAGCAAAGAATGCTTGAAAAAACCATTGCAGGAGCTGGATTAGGCCTGTCAGGATACTTGGGTGGACCTGAGACTGCTGGCTTACTGGGTGCTGGTATCACAGCAGGAACCAATGCTGTCTACAACCCCTTGGTCCAACAAGCTCTTGTCAAGACCCTAGTTAATCGTCCTGCATGGGCTAATGCCATAACATCGCCTGTAGCTAAGGTTGTTAACAAACTAACGCCTGCAGTCAATCCTAGCTTGTCTACAGCAGTAGGAGCACCATTGGCTCAGGCTGGTCAAAGAATGATGGGTGATCAAAATGCAGATGTACCTATGCAACAACCCATAGACTTAGGAACAGTAGGTGGTTCACCTAACCAATAACTTCTAGCAGTTGCCAATGCAAAGAAGCGTTTGGGGGGCCTAACAGCCCCCCTTTTTTTAGGCATTTCCCATGGTGTGGGTCATGAGATAGCCCATTTGCAGGCCTTGCTCTTCCATATCATCCATAGCAGATGTATAGCCCATCTCATAAATCAAGCCAAACATCTTTGCTTTGTATGATTCTTCAGAGCGACAGCCACGGTCATACGCATCAGCTAAGGACTTGATTTCATCCCAGTTAGCTTCCAGCTTTCCGTCAGTGATTTTCATCAAAATCATACTTTTTTGCATCCAAAACATCATCAAAGTGTTTCATTTCCAGCCTGTCTCTAGGATTATGATTGAAAGTTAATGTTTTGGCAAAGTCTCTGATGAAACAGTACCTATCTGCATCTTTTAGGGATCTTTTTAGAAAATCTAGAAAGTAGGGTAGGACATCTTTATCCCACCCTTCTCCCAGAAGTTCTGTGATCACATCGTCAGATGTCACAGACTGCCTCTTTTTTCTCTGAGTGCCTTGGCTACTTCAACATTCAGAGACTCAACAAACTCGATGCAGAACTCTCGTTCTGTGCGAGCAATTGGAAATGATGCTGTCAAGATAACTTTGTCAGCAAAGTCTAGCAGTTCATCAAAATCATAGCCTTCTTCTTTATCCATGTTGGATTGAAAAAAGACTCGTTTGATATCGTCTTCAGATAAATATTTATTTTGCATTGCGTGTTCTCCTTACAGTTTTACGAGGCCTACCAAGTTTTTTGAAGGTAGGGTTGTCAATCATTTCTCTCAATGCATTATTAAAGCCATTGATTTCAACATCTTTAATTTCACATTCTGCTTTACATCGATCAAGATAATCGATCAAAGCTTTGGATTTATAAGCAATTGCCTCTTTTACAAACTCAAATTCATCTGTTGCAATATCAATTTTTATTCTAGACATAAATTTTCCTAGTTAAACCAAAGATAAAACCCATGGAGTATTCCTATGGGGAAGAAGATAGCTCCTGCAAGCAGGAAGCCCCATGCAGAATGACCAAAGCAAAAGAAGATGTGCGTTAGCCATGCCCAGAAGCAAAGAAATCCACCAATTTGCCACATAAATCACCTGTGTTTGTTTTTAGCTTGCCAGTAGTTGAGGAGGGATTGGAACATGATCCAACCACGTTGCATTTCGTCTTCGGACCATTCGATGACCTTCACGAGACCGGGGTCCGTCACGGACACAAACACATTTGCACACCTCGCATTTGGTATACCCAACCCCACACGATACGCACACAACTGCATCAAATGCTCGTCATACGCCTCCACCGTATTTGGGTCCTTGAACTCCTTCGTCTTGAAGTCCACCACAATACCCTGCCCAGACTTTGAGTGCAGATCCACTTTCCCACCAAACCCAAGCTCGTGGCAGAAAGACTTCTCTGTAGACCACTCAGGAGCCCCAAAAGAGGCTTGCATGGCCTTATCTACACCTGTCTGATAGTCCATGAAGTCTGCAAGGTAAATGCCCTCGTAGAAGCTTTCTAAGGCTCCATGGATGGTTGTACCACGCTCAGATGCTACCTTTGCCTGTTCCTTCGAGTCCTTCACAATCCTTGAAATGAAGTTTTCCTCTGTCTCACCCTCCACTCGTGGCAAGGTCAGGCAAGCTAACATCATTTGATTGAGTTTCCAAGCTTCCAAAGCTGGCTTAGAAGCACAGCTCAGGATGGTGGTAACCGAAGGTACTAAGTTCAGCTTGCGTGCATCTCGCAAGGTTGTAGGCCTTTGCAGGCCATTTTTAGCAGTGACTGAGTATGCAGGCTTTCCTTCCCTGTCATACCAGTGTTGTGATTCAGAAGCTCTTACGATCATTTAGTTCTTTCAAAAGGGTACGTCATCATTCATGTCATCAAACACACTAGAGGTTTGGACAATCTTTTTGTTGCCCCTCATCTGCCACTCAGGAGAGGATTCAATCTTGTTTTTCAAGCCTTCACCAAAAGTCTCAAAGATCTTCATGTTAGGGTTAGAAATCATGAATATTTGGTTCTCATTCACAGGCTCAGGAAGGCCTGCTTGTCTGATCAAGGTAGGAACTGGACCTACGCTACCTACGTTTGCATAGATGTTGTTCTCTGTGGCTTTATGGACCACGTTGATCATGCAATAGACACCAATGACTGTCTTCAGGTCAAACTCATCCATCTCTTTTGCTGAGAAAGCTTTGTTTCTCCAAGACTGGAGGTCTTTTCGCAGGGTTGCACCATCTGCCCATGACATGGTGTAGTTCTTGAATATAGCCATGGGTTTGCCATCATCAGTGACCAAGGGATTGCCTTCGTCATCCTCACCAAACAGCTCCCAGCCAAGCATGAGCTTGCGTTGCATCTTTGGAGTACCCATGTAATCTGTTTTTTGGGTTCCAAGGTCTACCAATCGATAGCATCGTGCAAGGTGTGAACCTGCAGGCACTAGCTTAAATTTACGCTCTGTGTTGTTACGTCTAACAATAAAATCATCCATTTGTTTCTCCAAAAATTTGTTTAAACTGACTAGTTAAATTTAATTCAACTTTCTTTGCTAACTGCTCTAACTCCCAGAGGTCATACTCCCCTGTTTCTTCTACCTCCTTTTTCCACTCTTGGTACTCGTCTTCTTCAAAATATCTTCTGTTGCTCATAAGTAGCCTCACTGATTTTTCTAAATACCATTAAACCTTCTGGGTGAACTGATGTGGAATAGTTTCCTGTACCCCAAACTTTATTTGCAATTGAACCAAAACAGCCCTGTAAGCTTAAACCATCAAACTGGTCAACAGGAATCAACACACTTTCTTTTTCTTTGATTGAATGAATGTAAGGCAGTAAATACTTTGTCAAACTACCATGAGGATATTTTCTGATTCTTGTTTTATATATCTTTGGTTCTTCAACTGCAATCTTCAATTCTCCATGATGATTGCCATCAGGATCAATTACTAAAAACTTCAAGTTAAGTGACAACAAAGTACGAATGGCTTTATCAAACTCTCTTTTGTGCAAATCAATCATCATGGTCTCCAAAAAAATAAATCAAAAAAAACAACAATCATTGCGATTAAAAAAACAATGCGTGAAACTACCTCAACCAAACTATGGTTCAGCCAATTCAAAGATTGTGGGTCGTGCTCTAGCAGAGCTGTTTGGACACGCTCTTCATCATGGTTGAGTTGACGAAGAGGTGGTGTGTACTGGGAACCAATCTTGATTCCAGTTCTGGTGGTGTAAAAAACTTTATCCAATTTAATCTCCAAATAAACGCCTTATTGACGCAAACGAATAGTAGCACGTTAATTAAAAGTAAAGCAACATTTTATTCACAAATGTGGTTGCACGTTAACAACAAGTTATGGTAAGATGCATTTGTTGGCGAAACGGTTTAGCTCCGTGAGGGCAATTCTTAGAAGTGTTGTGCAACCTCGACACTGCTTTATGTGAACGCCAACAACAACAGGATAAGAACAATGACGTTAGACGAATATTTCAAAGAAGAACCTAAGGGTGCAATTGTTGAGATGGCTGGATACTTGGGTATCAGCTCGACATGGTTATCCTTGCTCATTCATGGTCATAGAAAGCCATCAGCAAAACTATCTGTGAAAATTGAACGAGCCACATCAGGGTTAGTCAGTAGAAAAGTCTTGCGTCCAGATCTTTTTTTGGAGTAAAATTTTTTTTGAACATGGCTAGGGTAGCTCCCGAAAAGACGACTCTTTCACCGTCCTGCCACTGTTTCATCAAGTGAAAGCGACCCATGAAAGTAGGTTCATATGCATTACTATCAGCACCATATTGGTGACTTCATCAAAGATACAGCTTTTTTGACAAACGAAGAAGTTGGCATCTATTTAAAACTCCTTTGGATTTATTACGATACTGAGGGTCCGTTACCTGACGATTTGTTTACTCTAAGCATGAAATTAAATGCTAGAGACAACGAAGAAGCTGTTTCAGGAATTCTCAAAATGTTCTTTACACTTAAAGATGGGTATTGGCACCAATCTAGATGTGATGAAGAGATAAGTAATTACAAAGGATTCATTAACGACAAATCAAAAGCTGGCAAAGCATCAGCTATTAAACGGGCGTTGAACAAGAACTCAACAGGTGTTGAACAGGTGTTAAACAACAGTTTAACAGATGAGCAACTAACCAATAACCATAAACCAATAACCAATAACCATAAACCAAGTAGAGAGAAGGCAACTGTCGTTGCCTGCCCACCCACTGTCGATCAACAAGTTTGGAACGATTGGCTGGTCATCAGGAAAGCCAAAAAACTACCTATGACAGAGACTGCTTGGGGACAAATCCAAAACGAGTTCCGTAAGGCTAACCTGAGTGACCAAGAGGGAGTCAAGTATTGTTGCCTGAGCAACTGGGCTTCTTTCAAAGGTTCTTGGTACGAAAAGCAAATGCAGGAACAGAACGCTGGTTTGACCAAAAGTGCTCAAGCCAAGCAAAAGGTTCTATCTGGTCTAACTCGTGGATTGATTGGAGGCTCAAATGTCAAACTACTCGGATGAGAACTTTTGTACAAAAGAGGAAGGCTTGGACTACATTTTTGCCTACATGAGTGCAGTCTATGGTTCAGCCTTTGATAGACACTTTGAAGCATCAGAACCAGCCATGGTGAGAAAAGTGTGGATGGACATTATCGGTGGTTTCCTGACCTACAAGCCATCCATGGATTTTGCCTTTGAGCACTTACACCCTGACTTCCCTCCTTCTGCGATCAAGTTCCGTGACTTGTGCAACTCTGGACCTTCTATCCCTCAAAGGGGAGTTGTTCAGATTGAACACAACCCAACACCTGTTGACCCTGAAGAGCTTGAGAGAGTCAAGCAAGAGGGCCTAAAAAAGTTAAGAGAGCTGAGAAACACTTACAAAGGAAAATTTTAATGTTGCCAAAAAACGAGCCTAGAGAGTTTGACGAGTCAAAGTTAATGTGTTTAGCCCATGGCTGTCCAAACAGATGGTCCGTGAACATGGGTAAGCCTTTGTGCTCTGCTCATGCTTGGGCTGACTCTGAGCACTGGAGTGCCATCACAGCAAGGATTCTTGGCAGAAAGCACTTGGGTGACGAGCATGGTATTGCCAACTACTACGAGCCAAAGGACGAATTTTGAACTACTACCAAGCCCAAGAACTTTTGACAGCAGTGAAGTATGGACAACCAGCAACCCTCAGAGACATCAACTTGGCACTGTATCTCACTGGAGACTATTGTGGACCACTATGCGAGGATGGCCTTGAACTCAGCTTCGATAGACCATGCTCGCCACAGAGTGAGGGAGTTGGAGAAAGACGAGACTGGTTTGTGGGTAGGACTTGGCAAGGAAGTAGCCAAGAGAATCAAGGAGCTGAAAGATGCTGATTTGCGGAATTGACGCTGGCTTTTCAGGAGCATGGGGCATGATTGACCACAATGGTGACTACTGGTCCTGTGGTGATATGCATACCTCTCCTGATGGCACCCTTGACTCTGAACGAATTTGGGACGAGATGAGACAAGCTAGGGATGGTCAAGACCTCGTTGTTGTTCTGGAAAAGGTGCACTCTATGCCAAGGCAGGGAGTTGCATCTACCTTTAAGTTTGGAACGGCATTTGGAACAGCTTTATGCCTTGCAAAACGATTCAAAACAACCTTGGTGCTAGTTACACCCCAAGAATGGAAAAAATCGCTCAAAATCGATTCTAGTAAGTCTACAAGTTTGAATTTGGCAAGGGTGAAGTTCAGCCAAGCACCCTTGAGGTTGGTTAAGTATGGAGGTAGGGCAGAAGCTCTATTGATAGCAGAGTGGTACAGAGGAAGTTTAAAAAGGAGTTAAAAAATGAGTGAAAAGACAATAGATCCAAATGATGCAGTTGATTTTATGTACAGCCAAGCTGTGGTTTACGCACAGGCAAAGGCAAACAGGTTCTACCTAGAGGAGTATCGCAAGACCCTCAAGGCAGAGCTGATGAAGGATGCCCTGCAGTCAGGTTTTGAGGCAGTGAATGCCCAAGAAAGGGAGGCATACAGCCATCCTACCTACAAAACCCATTTAAAGGCCATTAGAGAGGCCATGGAGCTTGAAGAGAAGCTTAGGTGGCAGTTGATATCAGCTCAGGCTCGTGTCGAGGTATGGAGGTCTCAGGAAGCTTCTAACAGGGCCATGGATAGGATCGTCTCATGAACAACAGTTTAACGACCGTTCAACGGGCGTACATCGAGCAAGTCAAGCTTTTGCCCTGCTCAGTGTGTGACGCTCCACCACCTAGCTCTGCACACCACATCAAACAAAGCTCCCAGTACACAGTAGTAGCTCTATGCTGGGACTGCCACCAAGGTCCTATGCTTGGCTGGCATGGGGAAAAGCGTATGTGGAAGATAAAAAAAATGGAAGAAATCGATGCACTTGATGTAACAATACAACGTCTTTACAAAAACTTTACACAAAATAAGGGTTTGCCCTAGTGTTTATCATTAACTTTCAGTTAAAGTAGAGGTACTGGATGTCCAGTGTTATTTGAAAAGGAAATTAAATCATGAACGCAAACGATCTTACCCTTAGCGCAGTTGACACACTTGGCGAGTTACTCGCACAGATTGCAGAGTTGACCAAAAGAGCTGACGCAATCAAAGACAGCATTAAAGACACAGCATCTGCTGGTGGCCCTAAAGTTGTAGAAGGTGACTTCTTCAAGGCCACATACATCGAAGCCAATCGCAAAGTTACAGACTGGAAAGCGATTGCAGAAATTTACAACATCCCTGATGAAGTGATCATTGACAACACCAAGGTCACAGCAGTGTTCTCAGTAAAAGTTACATCACGTTAATTTGATAGCCCCTTCGGGGGCGTAAAGGAAAAACCATGAAAACAGTAGACTACAAAGCAATTTACGAACAAGCCCTCGCATCAGCAAAAAAAGCAGAACAAGAATATTTTGAGAAGTATGGCGAGCCATGGTACTGTGGCTTTGCATGGATTGACTTCCCAAGTGCACGCACTCCCTTCGTCAATTGGTGCAAAAAGAACAACGTTGGCAGTAAGCACTGGAACAAGGGTTGGCAGATTTGGAACCCAGCAAACAATGGCACCCAGTCCATGGATATCAAGGAAGCTGGTGCTAGAGCCTTTGCTGAGGTATTAAATAGCCATGGCATTGACTGCCATATGAGTTCAAGAGCAGATTAAGGAGAACAACATGGAAGGCTTACAAACAATTATTTATAACCAAAGAAACGTCAGAGTATCAATTGACGATTTTGATGGAGGACTCTGGCTTAATCTTCAGGGTGACACTGCATCAATGTACACAACATTCACTCGTGAAGAGGCAGAGCAGTTGTTGCAGGGCCTGCAGAAGATTTTGTCTCAAGAGGTAGTATGAAACAACCACAACTGTTTGACATGGAAGAGGACGAATGGCAGGGGATGCCTGAGTTCGTCCAAGAGGACCTCAGCCCTCACAGGGTGATCTACGTCAGGTTCAGAAACGATGAGGACGTAGCTAAGTTCGAGGAGCTGATGGGCCAGAAGATAACTGAGAAGCAAAAGACCATTTGGTTCCCCTATGCAGAGCCAAGGCTGAGGGCACATTTGAGGTACGTTGATGAAGAATAAGTACCCCATTTACATTGTGTCTAAGGGTAGGGCTGATTCGAGGTTGACGTCAAAGGCACTGGAAGCGATGGGCCAGCCCTACTACATCATTGTGGAGAACCAAGAGTATGAGGACTATGCAAGCGTAATTGCAAAACACAAGATACTTGTTCTACCAACGTCCTATCAGGAGAGCTACGACACTTGTGATGAGTTGGGGGATGAGAAGTCCAAGGGCCCCGGCCCAGCTCGCAACTTCGCATGGGACCACAGCATCAGTCTAGGAGCTGAAAGGCACTGGGTCATGGATGACAACATCGCTAGCTTCCAAAGGCTCAACAGGAACCTCATGGTCAGGGTATCAACTCCAACCATTTTTAGGTGCGCTGAGGACTTTGTGGACAGGTACAAGAACATCTACATCTCAGGCTTTAACTATGACTTTTTTGTTCAGTCAAAGGAACTCCACCCACCCTTTATCAGAAATACCCGTATTTACTCTTGTTTGCTCATCCAGAACGATATTCCATACAGGTGGAGGGGTAGGTACAACGAGGACACAGATTTGTCCCTGTGCGTCCTAAAAGACGGTCACTGCACTGTCCAGTTCAATGCCTTCATCCAAGAGAAAGCTCAAACCCAGACCCTGAAGGGTGGAAACACTGAAGAGTTCTATGCTAAGGAAGGAACTTTGCCTAAGTCCCAGATGATTGCTGACTTACACCCTGACTGTGCCAAGGTAGTGTGGAAGTTCAACAGATGGCACCATTATGTGGACTACAGAAGATTCAAGAAAAACCAGTTCATCAAAAAAGAGGGCGTTGTTATTGAGCAAGGGGTAAATAACTATGGGATGAAGTTAATTGACCCTACCGTTGACAATACCATTAACTAGAAGTTAAGATACAGAAAAAGGGGAAACAAAATGATTAGCACAGAATATGACGATGGATTTGATGCAGGCGAGATGTTCATGGCTCACGCAATCGATGGGTTTGCCAAGAGGACTGGCAGAGACCTTTCTGAGCTTCTAGCCTACCTTGGGTACCAGTACAACGAAAAAAACGAACTGGAGGCCAATGATGACCGTTTAGGCCTACTTCCTGATGAGTTTGTAGACTAATGACTATCTTAGTATTTATTGCACTTTTATGTGCTGTATGTTCAACAGTAGGGATGCTGTTGATCATTTGGCTTATTTACTCGGTACTAAATCATGACTAAAGAAGAACTATTTAATGTTGCAGATCAAATATTAACTACGCCATACAAAAAAGAAGATGTCTTGTATTTGGCTAATTATTTGATGGAAAACGGTAGGCAAATGATGTTAAAAAATGCTGAGCTACAAATCGAAGTAGCAATATTAAAAGAACGTGAGGAATGTGCAAAGATTGCTGACTCATATGCAGATGGGTTAGAGCGTAATTACTCTGAAATCATTGCGGACAAAATCCGAGCAAGGAAACAAGAATGATTTATACAACATTTAAACAATGGGTCAAAGGTCGATTTCTTGAAATAAGAGAGCCACGCAAGAAAGCATACTCAAAAGATGAACTTGCCTTGATAGAGATGGGTTGGGGATATGGGTATGACGCTGGTGTACTAGCAGAGCGTGGGGAATGCGCCCAGATTGCAGATTTATGGTCGGTTTCTTATCCTCACCCATCAAAAACTATTGCTGAACAAATACGAAAAAGGGGGCAAGAATGACTAAAGAAATAGTTTTAATGAATGGCTTTGGATCAATAGCAAAAACTGCTTTTGTTGTTGTTAAAACATCAGACGATCAAATTCAATTTTCAACTGAAACTGGGTTTGGATCATTGTTTACAGATAAAGTAAAAACAGGCAATGGTCAAACAGTTGGTGAACGAAACAGAGCTAATCTCCATGCTATGTTAGATGCATGGATTGACAAAGAAGAATGGGTGCAACAATGAAAACCAAAGAAGAAATTCAAGATGAACTTATTGAGTTATATGGTGCAAACAAAGCGTTAGGAGAAGCATCAACTTTTTTACATCAACAACAAGTAGAAAACATAAAAAAAATTTACGCTTTAAACCATATGTTTGGAGCAATGAAAGAAGGTGATAAAGATGAATAATGAACCTTTAAACGCATACAAGGAACTGATGGACTTCTTAGAGGATGGTGAAGTCGTAGAGGGAATTGTTTTTGGTGAGTACGGTTGGGGTGGATATGGAGAAGAGGAAGACCACAAGGTTCAGCAAGAGCACCAAGGCAAGCTGATGTCGATTGAAGAAGCCAAGCCACTGATGGACGGCTGGTCTTTCGATGGGGGATACGGGGCGCCTGAGTGCAATGCAACTTACATATGGACAAACCAGCGCTGTATATGGGTGACTCAGTACGACGGTTCCACGAATCTTGACTCAATGCCAAGACATCCTATTGACTGCATGCCTAATATGCCAGGGGGTTGACATGACTAAAGATGAAACATTGAAACTGGCGCTTGATGCGTTGGAAGGTTTTATACCTTATTTGCCATTGAAAGATGAAGCGCAATGTAATCGTTACGACAAAGCCATTACTGCACTACGTCTTGCTATTGATGCGCAAAGCATGGCATCTAAATCTACTTATAAAGAACAACTAGAAACGAAGGATGAGCCTGTTGCATGGATGACAGAAAATAAATATTTAATTACTAAAGATGAAAATCTTGCTAAAAAAATTAAAGAAAAAGGCGATGAACCTATTATTCCACTTTACACCACACCACAACGCATATGGGTGGTTCTGACAGATGCTGAAGTCTTTGAGCTTTTTGGACGTTTTACAACGATGACTGGAAAAAGCTGGCTTGATTTGTATCGAATGGCAGAAACTAAACTAAAGGAGAAAAACAATGCCACTTAAACCACATCCAACAGATTCCGACAAAATGGTTTACGAATCTCGTAAATATGACTTGCCAAAACGTGAATGGGTAGGACTGACTGAAGATGAAATCCATGAATGTTTTGAGGAATGTTGCAATCTTAAAGTTGTTGACCCTAAAGGAGGGGTTAGAGGAAGCGTAAACATTTTTGATGTAGGCAGAGCAATTGAAGCCAAACTGAAGGAGAAAAACACATGAGCGATTTATTTAACATGATGAACTTACCTAGTTTTGGCACTTTGCCTAAGTTTTTGGTGAGAAAAGAAGCCCCAGAAACGTCCAAAGAGGCAGCAGAGAAGGTAGATACCCAAACCCTTGAAAGAATCGTTTATGAGGTCATTAGAAGCCATCCTGAGGGGTGTATATCAGACCAAGTGCTTGCCCAACTCCATAACCTGCCTTATGGGTCAGTTACAGCTCGTTATGCTGCCTTAAAACGCAAGAAGTTAATCTATACAACTGACGAAAAAAGGGATGGTAGAGCTGGTAAGCCTCAGTATGTGATGAGGGCTGCTTAAAAAAGTAGTTGACAAATCTAAATTGTGATATAGTGGAATGGCTACAAAAAGTAGTGTTTTTTGCAAAGAAACAAAGGATTTATCATGGGTTATCCAAAAATGGAGAAAGAGCCAAAGGGAGTTACATCTTCTGATCGCACAGGCATGAAGAAGGTAAGCGTTCCTATGGAAGACAAAGAAGTGTTTAAAACAGGTATGACTGGTGAGAGAGTGCCAAAGGGTGCTTTGTCTTCAGACACATCTGGTGAAAGAAAAAGACCCATCATGGGTGGTGTTGGCATGGGTAAGGCTGATGGTATTGGCGAGCGTGACGCTGGTCACATGGGCCATCACGATGGACGTTTGGGTGAAATGAACACAGGCTCAAGAGAGCACGTTGTTTACGAGCACAAGCGTTACGACCACGACCAAGATGGTATGTAAAGCGAAACCCATCTAAGTGAGCATACCTAGATGGGCTTCTAACCAAGAAAGTAAGAGGGTACTTTAATGGCTGGAAATGATTGTAAGTCATGCAAGCATTTTCATGGCAAAGATTTGGGAGTTTGCAGGAGGTATCCTGTTTACCAAATGAGACATGAAAATGAGGTCTGTGGAGAATTTGCACAGAAAGCAGTTGCCAAGCCTTTACCTGATTCTGGTGAGTCAGGTGTTTTTTCGCACATGGAAAGGCAGCTCTTAGAATTACCAGTTCTTGAAGACCCTCCAAAACGTAGAGGGAGGCCCAAGAAATGAAACCATTAAGAGACAAGATATTTGTCAGGCCTGAATCAAGATTTCAGAGCACGTTATACATTCAAAGTGCAGAAGCAGACACTTGTGGATTTATTGTCGCAGTAGGTGATGAGGCAGCAGAAGAAGGCCTTAACATTGGTGACAAGGTTTACTTTGGTACATTAGCCAAGGATTACAAAGACGAATACCTGAAATACCAAGAATTCAAGGACAATGACCAAAGATTATTGGTAATGAGCTGGAAAGATGTTTGTTTTGTAGAGGAAATCGAATGAAAAAGCACGACAAACCCATTGAACACAAGACTACTGGCAAAGGCAAGACCTATAACCCTACAGAAAAGGGTGCTGGTATGACTGCAAAGGGTCGTGCTGAATACAATGCAAAGAATGGTAGCCATTTAAAAGCACCAGCTCCTAACCCAAAGACAAAGAAGGATGAAGGTAGGAAGGCGAGTTTCTGTGCTCGGATGGAAGGGGTTGTCAAAAACGCTAAAGGCCCTGCAGAAAGGGCTAAAGCATCACTAAAGAACTGGAACTGTTAATCATGCCACTTATCAAATCAACTAAACCAGAAGCATTTAAAAAAAACATCAAAACAGAAGTTGCAGCAGGTAAGCCTGTAAAGCAAGCTGTGGCGATTGCGTATTCAGAAAAGCGTGAAGCTGGAAAGAAATCTAAACCAATGAAAAAAGGAAAGTAAATGTTTAACTTCACACACTCAACTCAAGAACTTAACTTGGTCATCCAGTCTTTAGAGCACAAGATCAGAGACATGACTGAACTGCTTAACAAAATGATTGCCCAAGCTCAAGACCAAGCACCAAAACCTGCACAACCAGTAGAGCAACCTGCTGAACAACCTGCACAACAATAATGTCTGATACTTTAAAGCCCTTTGGTAGACCAACTCTTTATGACCCTGCATATTGCGATCAGGTCAGGGAATTGGGCGCATTGGGCAAAAGTATAGAACAAATTAGTTACAAATTGGGTGTTTCGTTAAGAGTAATTTACGACTGGAAAGACAAGTATCCAGACTTTCTGCATGCCTTGGACGATGCTAAGATAGCTGAACAGAATTGGTGGGAAGAACAAGGCCAGTTGTACATGGTTGAGCATAAAGATGCTGCTAAGTTAAATGCAAGTATTTGGTCTAGAAGCATGGCAGCAAGGTTTCCCAAGAAGTACAGAGACAATAGCAAGGTTGAGTTGACTGGTGAAGGTGGAACTCCACTAATTCCAAGCATTCAGGTGACATTTGTCAAGCCTAACGAAGTTGGTGAAAAGGATTAGCCCCTTGGATGGGTTTCATAGAAGTGTTGTCCTGTCCAACCCTGCTTTATGGGAGCACCAACTTTGAATCTGCAAGAAGCCATTAACAAGGTAGAGTTTCCTGAGAAGCTGGAATGCCTGTTTAAGCCATCAAGGTATAAAGTGCTTTGGGGTGGACGAGGTGGTGCAAAGTCTTGGGGGATTGCAAGAGCTTTGTTGATTCAGGGTGCTATTAAGCCTTTACGCATTCTTTGTGCTCGTGAGTTTCAAACCTCGATCAAGGATTCAGTACACAAGCTCCTGAGTGACCAGATTGCGTCTATGGAACTAACTGAGTTCTATGAAATTACTGATAGAACAATCAGGGGTAAGAATGGTTCAGAATTTAATTTTGTTGGCCTAAAAAACAACGTAGCAAATGTTAAATCTTATGAGGGTGTAGACATTTGTTGGGTTGAGGAAGGCCAAAGCGTGTCTGGTAGGTCATGGGATGTATTGATTCCTACCATTAGAAAAGAACAGTCTGAAATATGGGTAAGTTTTAACCCAGAGTTGGAATCAGACAATACTTACCAGCGTTTCATTATCCATAGCCCAAGTGATGCCCAAGTCGTTAAGATTAACTGGTCAGACAATCCTTGGTTTCCTGAGACGTTAAGACTAGAAAAGGATGCCCTTAAAGCTCGTGATCCTGAAGCCTATGCAACAGTCTGGGAAGGTGTTTGTAGACAGACTGTAGATGGTGCTATCTTTGCCAAAGAGCTGCAAATGGCTGAGTTGCAAGGCAGGATTGCCAAGGTTAACTATGACCCTGTTAAGCCAGTTCATGCAGTCTTTGACCTTGGATGGTCAGATGCAACTGCCATTTGGTTTGTCCAGTTCATTGGGATGGAGACTAGGCTAATCAGATACCATGAGACAAGCCAAGAAACAATTTCAGCGATCATGGCTAAGTTGCAGACCTTTGGCTACATGATAGATACATTGTGGTTGCCACACGATGCCCAAAACAGGACATTAGCATCAAATGGCAAGAGCATCGAAGAAATAGTGCGTTCTTTAGGATTTAAGACTAGAATATTGGAAAGAGTGCCAATTGTTGACTCTATTAACGCTGCAAGGACAATCTTTCCTAATTGCTATTTTGATCGCA